AGTTACAACGTTAACTATATCTGAATTAGCATCCACACTTGCAGTTGCTACGACAACAGGATCGTTTGTTGTAGCAGCAAGTGAAAAACTGGTTGGAATATTATTGGTTAATTTTACAGTTTCCCATTTTGTTTGTTGAATGGAGTACTCAAAGTCGGTATCGATTAAAGATTCTGGTTCACTAACTCTAAACTTACTTACAGGATCTAATAAAGTATCTACAGGAGCAAAATTAACTTCCTCTCTTTCATAATAAATTTGAAGATCATCTGTTGAATTTAGTGTTCCAACATTCAAATAAGGAGCATATGAAAGATCAATAGTTGTAGTATCAGAAGATGAGTTATAGGTACAAACTGCTAAAGTATCTGGATCTGAAAAGTTAAATAACGTAGTGTTATTTGTGCTGTTATTGACCAGCAAAAGTTTAGAAGTAGGTACATATCCCCTCGCTGTTATTATGCCAGTTGAGGGTGTAAATCCTAGGATTTCATTTCCATAAATTAGTTTTCTGGCCATTAGATCCCCTTATTTTATGCTGTTTGTATTTCTTGTATTATTTAGTAAAGAGTCAAAGACCAAATACGATTGTCCAACCAGAAATATATGTTTTAAACTCTTGTTTTCCGTAATAGAATCTATCAGTAAATGTTACAACACCAGCAACTGATAATCCAGTATCCATTCCAACATAATCATTAAATCTTACTGGACCCATGAATGTTGAGAATCCAGAAACATTTAAATTATCCAGTTCAGTATGTCCATTTATATCTAATGAACCTTGTATGTATACATCATTTGCAAATGTTGAAACTCCACTAATTCTGAAATCTCCACCAACATTCAAATTGCTTCCAATTCCAACTCCACCTTTAACAATAAATGCACCGTTTGCTGGAGTTGTAGATTGAGTATTATTACTGACGGTAGTGACTCCTGTAATTTCAGAGTCTCCTCTTACATACAAACTTACTCCAGATTTAGCAGAATCCGTTCCAATTCCTACTTTTCTATCTGTATGAATACCAACTGCATCAACTTTCCAAATATCTGAAACATTAAAGAGTCCAGATCCATCTCCGAAGAATGATGGAACTCCATCGATACCAGACCAAATACCTACAAATCTACCATTATTTTGAATTGGACCCCAACGTTCCCAAGTATTATTAATAGTGTAAACCCATCCAATTGTTTGTCCACTTACAGGATTATCTGCAAATGTAACGTCACCATAATCACCTGCAGTTGTTGGTGTAGAAATTCCAACACTTATCTTTTGAGTTGTATCAGATTCTCCTTGTAATAGAAGACTCTTAACTTGAACACCTCTATCTGTGTTTGAAATAATTTTATTGTTGAATACAACTGGACCACTAAACTCAGAAATTGCGTTGTTATCAGATCCTCCGTCAACTCTCAATGATCTTTGGACATTTGCTTCCAATGGATTGATAAGATCAAATCCAAGATTCAATCCACCGAGATTAACACCAATATCTTCACCAGTAACTGTTGGTACAGGTGCGTCAAAAATTTCTTCCTGTCCAGTAGCAGAACTTACTCTCTTATTACCAATGTAAAAATCTCCATCATTATTCATTCCAGTGAATACGTTGATACCACCATCAACTCTGGTTGATTGTGCAATAAGTTCCTCTGCTGGTTTTAATTGTCTATCCTGCTTATCTGGTAATGCAGTTGAATAGTTACCAGGACCATAACCAACATACTCAAAAGTATGTCCAGAGGCACGAATAATGGAGTGTCTTCTTAGTTCAGATGGTCTAACTTTAATTCTTCTAACAGCAGAACCAATTACATGAGGTTGTCTTTGCGATCCAAACAATCCTCTAAAGACTGCTACTGGATTGGAAATAGCACTTCCGATTCCTGGTGCAGATTTAATTCTAAAAATTTCATCATCTACGGTAAAGTAATCACCAAGTCTAAAGTCAAAATTGCTAACATTATTAATCACTACAGTATCTGTAGCAGAATCTACAATAGAAGCACCTAAAGTGGTTACAATACCAGCATATTCAGTAACAATTCTTGCTGAAATTCTATCTCCCGTCTTAGTTAGTGCTCCACCATTTGCACCAAATCCTCCACGGTAGATCTTGGGAGTTCCTGCAGTAGAAATTGCAACTGTACTAATTCCAGGTCTGATATTGAAAGATGTAAGACTATTAATTCTCTTTACAATATAATCTTTGTTAAAGAAGTCGTTATCAAATCCACCTAGACGAACTTTATTATCAACAAATAAACCATGATTATCTGGACAAGTTACTGTAACAATTCCTGTTACATTATTATATGTAAATGATTGAACTTTAATTGTTGGGGCATTATATTGAAGAGCACTAAATGCTGTAAATGTTGCACCCAATCCTGTAGTAGTTGCAGCGGAAACTGGAGTTGCTGAATATACTTCAATTTCCTTTGTTTTACCAGTGGAAAGACCAACAACTTCATAAAGAGCATTATATCCATCATAAATTGGTGGATAAATTCCCTGAACAGATATGGTCTCGCCAATATTATCATAGATCTTAGAAACTTGAAGAATCGCTGGAACCCAAGGAGCAAAAGTTACAACACCAACATTTGCTACCGTTAGAGTATCACCAACGCTATATGCACTACCACCGTCCATAATGGCAATTCCAGTGATAGTTCCAGAAGCATCAACTTTTACTGCTGCTGTTGCACCATCACCAAAAGTTCCAGCAATACCAACTAAAGGAGCATTATAAAGAGCCGCTGCAGATCCAAATCCATATCCTAAACCACCACTTATGATGGAAACCTCAACAAGTCTATTCAGACCATGATCAAGACGAGTATAAATTGTATGCTTATATTGAGAAATTGATGCACCTTCAAACTTAGAAATAATATTGGTTATTCCAACTCCAACACCAAAATCTAATAAAGCTCTTCCAAGAGATTCTTTAGTAATACTTCTTTCTGGATCATTTACAACTACCTGACCAATTGGATCTGGTAATGCATGGGAAACTGTTGGAAGAGGATCAGATACTGGATTATCTCTATTAGTTTGTGGATATAAGTATTGAACTGGCTGTAAAAACTTCAGAGTATTAAATGGAGATGGGGAAGGAGTATTTCCTGAATTAATAACAATCAAATAATAGATTCCATCTTTTTCATTTGGGATATACTCTTGAACTTCTTCTACACGATAAATTACATAGGTGCTATAATATTTGGTTCTCTTAAATGCGGGAAGATTAACAGTTCTTTGTGATGTATTTGTTGCAAAAGCACCTGGATCTGTTGGTAGTAAAACGACAAACGATTTTCTACTGAGGACAGAGACAACTATGAATTTACCATTAAATCCCAAGTCATCTGCTGCAGTTAAATTATTGATACTAGCAATATTAGATATTTCAACTTCAGATCCTAATGCTAAATCGTGAGGAAGTTCTGTAAATATAATCGCAATTCCACCGTTTGCTGGAGACCATACTGCTCCAGAAATAAATCTTGGATTTCTTAGTTCTGTTGAGTTTGAAAGTTCTGCAAAATTTGGGCTATAATATTTTGCTACCTCAGCGTTTGTTGATGGAATAGTTCCATTAGATTCTTGAATAATATACCCATCCAAAGGTGGTCTACCTTTAATAGGGGAATCTTTAGGAACAACATATCTGACTCTAAAAATTTTATCTGAAAGTGGTCTTGGATCTGGACGACGATAGAGGAAAGTCTTTGGAGTGGTAACACCCAGTTTTCCAACTCCATAAGCGTTTAATGTTTCGTTAATGTTGTTCTTTAATGGATCACTTGAAACATTTACATACCATTGTCCAGCAGAAGAATCCCATTGAATAGGATGCCCTAGATCTCCAGGTGCTTTATCAGAAACACGACTTTCTATGGTTAGCAATCCACCACGATTATTGATGTCTAGTGGAGTATCGTTAATTGCTTCGTTGATTGTCTGTGCTAATTTAATTTGGTTTACTCCCAAACTTGGAGAAACCTCATTTGTAATTACATAGTAGATTGAATTGAATATAATACCATCAGGTAGAGATCCATTATTACTTAATATCCTAACGTTTTCTCCAGTTTTAAGAGTGTGTCCCGTATTTAAAGTTATAATGTTATTCTCAATATTATTTTGATTGGATGCTGTTAACGCGACGGTAAATACTTTTTTAGATGTTGCTTCTGCTCCTGTTCCAGGAGTATTTTGCATTAAGATTGGTGCGGAAATTTCATAAGTATTTTCAGTAGTAATTAAAGTTGCGTTCAACCTATCATCTGATTTTGCGCCAAAACGATAACCTTGAATAACGTGTGATGGAGGATTATCGAATGTATTTTGATCATAGAGATATACACGAGTATTATCACCAATTGATGTGGTAACTCCAACATCTATTCCTAAAAATTCAATTGTAATATCATCGGTTTCTAATTCTCTTGGAGGAATGATATGGGTGACATATCCAACATCATCTTTTACAAATGCGTTTCTCTTAAATCCAGTTGCATAGAGAGACTTAGCACCAAAGTTTGAGTTGGAGTTTGTTAATGATAAATCTCCTCCTGTCTCTACAACAAAATGATTTGCATATCCAATTGCGAAGATAGAGACTAATTGTAAGATTGAGTCATTAGAAGCTTTAATGTGGAAGTTTTCATATGCTGGCTTATAACGTGCTCTAGAATCCGAAGAAATATTTTCATTTCCAGAGGCAGTTCTATCTAGATAAGTACCTGACGCTGAATCGTACTTAACGAAGGCATTTGGATCTTTTTGTAGTCCAATACCAGTAAATTGAGCAACAACCATGGACTTGAATCCTGTTGCTTTATCTCCATCTGCATGGAGACCACACATACCATATACAGATCTAAGAGATATGTTAAAGATATATGGAGAAGCAGATGAAACAGTATCAACAACCGCAGTGATTGTAGGAACACCACTAACAATGGTTGGTAAAGCATTAGATGGTGGATTTTGAACTCTATACTTAACCTGAGTCGTATTTACAACTTCACTAATTACAAAGTTTCCATTATATCCAGCAGCATTTACACCAGCAATAGTAATGGGGGAATCGACTTGGAAGTTTTGATTTGCTGATCCAAAAGTTACTGTAACCGTGCTAGTGGAATTAACTCCATCTCCTGCTTTAATACTAGTAATTCCTACAGTATCTCCGACAGAACCAACAATTCTGTATTCATCAATTTTTGGTTCAATATCTACTGTTCCTGCACCAAAATCTGGGGTGATTGGTCTTCCGCTAGATGCTCCAAATGCTAATCCAACTTTTTCATAATACATTTCAAGATCAGTTCTTGTTGTAGAAAAACTTGAAATAAAATCATCAGCAATCTCTACAGCGTTAACGCCATCGGCATATTCAAATGCTGTTAGTTTATGGTGAGAAAAGTTGGGAATGAAGGTATTTGTTGTATAATCCTTATAGATTTGTCCACTAGGATTAGCATCAAAAATAGTAAACTGCCAGAAATAACTTGCTCCAGTTACTCTAAAAATTGCAGACCTTTCAATTTGATCATTTTCTGGATTTGGAATGTATAGAGGTCTGATAACTGTCTTTCTAAGATCTAAACCAACAATAGAGCAACCTCTTGGAATAATTACTCCACCATGAATACTGTTTAACTTATATAAAGCATTATCATTTGTGGAAATGTCGAAATTAGTATTTAAATCAAACTGGGAAAAATTGTTTGTATATGATCCTGCTCTTGTTAGATAATTGTTTCCAGAGACTGGTGCATCATTAATTGGAATAAATCCTGGTCTGTTATCAACTATATGTTCGCCAGGATAAACCATTACTGTGGTACGACCAAATCTATCGTTATTTGGTCCTCTCTGATATGAAAATCTTGCTACTTCAAGAAGTGCTCTTTGGATTGTTTTAAAGGGTCTGGTTAGAGAATTACCTTGATTTTCAATGCTATCAGTCGCGTCAATGTTTGAAGGATCAACGTAAATAATATCCCCTTTAGGATTCTTTAAAAAGTTATTTAAACGACTAAGACCCATTTTATTAGCACGGATAGTTCTGTTAAGATTATTTAGCATACAACAAAACCTCCCGAAGGAGGTTTTGAAGCACACGGAAGGGATTGGTCTTAGTATCGCTACATTTCATATTATACTGTAAAAAGTCAGTTTTTGCAACTATTCGTACTGACTTGTATCCATCATATATTCAACAGTATTAGCGATATCGTTCATAGCATCTCTTAGATGTGGTTGTTGACCACTTTCTTGCCTAACGATTGGGCGATGATCGTCTGTAAGAGACCATCGCCATTGTTTCATTTGACTACAATACCACAAATTAATTTTCATGTTTGAAATATTCCAATCGAATCCAGTTGGAAAGGGCATTGAGTTCCATTCTTTTTTCTTCAGTAAGATCATATTGTTTATTAAAGAGATAAAAATCTAAGGCTTCAATGGCCAATTTACGGTCTTTTTGTGAAATAAGAGACATAAACCTCCTGTGTAATATGCCCGAAAGAGGACTTGAACCTCCACGCCTAAGCACATGATCCTAAGTCATGCGTGTCTACCATTTCCACCATTCGGGCGGAAGCCCCAAGTCGGACTTGAACCGACGACCTACGGTTTACAAAACCGTTGCTCTATCCAGCTGAGCTATCAGGGCATTAATCACATGGAAGTATTTCTGGATTTTCCAACTCTACTTCAAACAGCATAGGATGGCACTGTTCATCAATCAAATAAAATGAAGATTTGTATAGATCTTCTGGTTCCCATCTTTTTTCATGATCAGCTAAATGAATTAACTCTAAATCATATTTTGCGGTATCTGGGAGTTCATCAAAAGTAAATGGAACATTTTGTATGAAATACATAAGGACTATTTGACTACCTTCATTGTACCAGCAATACCTTGCATCGATACGATATTTCATAGGACTTATTCCTACTTTTGACTTATTTAGAGAATTTTTTGAATCCTCTAATAGGAGCGGGGGGACTTGAACCCCCACAGGCAATGCCCGACAGATTTTAAGTCTGGTGTGTCTACCGATTCCACCACGCTCCCAAAAAGTAATAGGGCAAAAAATTTGCGGAATTTTTTTTCGCCCTAAAATGGAATTAAAAATCAATTTTCCCTGGAGAGCGGGCAACGGGGATCGAACCCGTGACTGGAGCTTGGAAGGCTCAGATGTTACCGCTACACCATGCCCGCATATAACTCACAGGGGACTAGCATAAACTAAGGAATCTTCATCGACAGTAGCACGAACAACTTCCAATACATTCATGAACTGCTCTACAGTTTCACAAGAAACTTTTTTTTCTTCACCCAAATTGGAATAAAGATTGAAAGTACGCTTACTGGTATCTACAACGCAACGTGTAAGATACTCATCTTGTTCGGTTTCAAAACTCATTCGTGGTGTCTCTCGATTACCTAGTAATAATATCAGATCTTGATGGTGGAGTCAAGAGTCAGTGGACTGTTTGAGTTTTGGCACATCCTTGCGCTCTGCCCAGACCTGATAGTAACAGTCTACAGGAAGTCCATTTGTTTGTAAATGAACTTCATGTTTATTAACTCTTTTGACTATTAGATTTTGATTCGCACCTATTTCTGTTAAATGAACCGTAATAGATTTTTCCTCAACGAGATCTTCCCATTCCTCTGGTAAATTAATTACATTTTTGGTAGATCTTCCGCGAATAAAAACAGAATTTTCTGTTGTTACTGGAGAAGAAAATTCAATTTCTTTATTTTTAAGTTTAATTTTCATTTTAGTTATCAATTAAGTCCTTGTATGCGTTGCTGTCTAAATCAAATAGTTTTCCATTATATGTATCAATGCTTGAAGATGCTTGTCCCATTTGAGATCTATATGCCCATATGCGAATATTCATTTCATTTAATTCAGTACGAATCAAATTAGAAAGTGCAATTTTTTGTTGGAATTCTGAGTTAGTATTTGCGAGCGCAGTCTCAGCAGCATCTCTAGCAGATTCGGCATTTGTAATAGAGTTGGTAATTGTTGAAGAGCATGATGGAGTAGAAGAAACTCTAACTTGATCTGCAATTAGAGGATTATCAGAATTTTGTCCAGTATCGCCAGGTTGTGCTCTAACCCAAGAAGATCCATTGTATTTTTCTGGTATAGCATCGAATCCAGTTCTATAATAAACCTTTCCAGCACCAACTTTTGGCTTTACAATCCTAGCAGTGGGGTCGTTTATTCGATCTGGATCTTGAAATCCTTCCATAAATTGATTCCAAGTCTGTGATATATCTGGATAACCAGAAGCATTATCGAAATCAATAGATGCTCCCATTCCAACATTACTACTATTCATCATTTTAATAGTTTGTGGGACGTAGGGGCTTGATGCTGGAGGAAGACCAATGTTTTGAAGTTCATCTGGATCTTTTAATATGGTAAATGTTGCAAAAGTTCCATCATCTTGAGGTGCTTTTACTTCTGTTAGTGACGAAAATTCTAAAGTTAATTGATCAACAAGTATTGGTGTAGTCCCAAAACCAGCGTCTACTTTCGATAGATCTGCTAAAGTTGTTCCAATACCAACAATTTCAACATTTAATCCTGGAAAAGCTTGAGGATCGCTACAGATAATAAGTTGACCTACTTTAATATCATCACTAATTTGAGATGATAATCTTGGAGACATTACAGTTAAAACGCTAGATCCCAATCCAATAGTTCCAATAAAAGATCCAACATAAGATTCGATTATATCTTGACAATATGGTTCATCATACATTCTAATTCCATATAAATTATCTGGTTGCAAACCAAGTAAATTATTTGATGTTGATGCTGTTCCAGAGTTAGTTAAATATGTAATAGTGCTAAGTCCGAGACCATTGGGACTTGCTTTTACACAAACATAATTTTGAAAAGTAAATATAGATCCTGGAGTTTCTCCCTCAGTTGTTGTGATCCCAGTATAACGCCAAAACACATCTGTTCTACATCCAGAATTAACTCTGTTATCATATGCAGTTCTTACATCTAAAATTTTATTGTTAACATTTTCAATTGGAGGAAGTAATGTACTATCAACTTTATAAACAGCTTTTTGATAGTCTGTTCTAGCATTGTCTAGAATGACTATCTGTTCTCTGAAGAATTCTTTTTCAGTTTCTGCAGTTGAAATTTTCTCATTCAAGAATTTTTTAATAAAATCTGAAGTGTTATTGCTCATAATTATAATATAGTTAACGAAAATAATTTACTCTTTGTTGATATTTATGAAAGTTTCATTAGTTCTTACTGGATTTATGAGAAATTGGGAGTATAACTACCCAATGGTCAAAGAACAAATTCTGGATCAATACAACCCAGATGTTTATATAACATCGTACACATATTCAAAAAATTATTGGATTAATAATTCCGAAGAAGTGGATGTTCAAAAAGTAATCGATACTTATAACCCCAAAAATTATATCTTTAGAGAAATTGAAACATGTCCCGAAATAAATTTTATCGATAACGGTAGTGAATCAATAGGTAGAAACTATTCTATACTTCAAACATATGGATGGTATACCCAAAAGTTAGCACTTAATCTGTTTAATTTTGATGACTATAACATCATTATAAAACTAAGAACCGATATTGGACTATCAAACTTTAAAATAATTCAATCAAAACCTTTAGTAATACCAGAGTGGAAATATCGCCCTGGACCATGTAAAGCATCACAGGCATATGTTGACTATTTTGCTTATGGAAATCCAAAGATGATGAAAGGATATTTCAGTCTTTATGATAAATTAGAAGAAATGAATCGAATGGGAATAGATGTTTCTTTGGGAGAAACTCTACTAAAAAATTATATTGATACCTATGTTACAGATGAAGTGTACAAAGATACCGAAGTCGATTGGATTTTACGAGGTGATATGTGGGCATCTCAATTAGGAACAATATTTCCCTTACAGTTCTAACCATTGGGATGGGTGAGTGCATCCTTGATGATGCTTATAATACTCTGATTTTAAAGTTACCCTTACATCACCAGCAATCGCAACTCTTTCATTTGTTCTTGGAGTTTTTTTAATTGTTTGATGATAAGTTTCAGTAGGCATTACAACTACAGTTCCTTCTGTTGGAGTGATAGTATAAAAATTACAATTATATCTGTTAAATCCAGTCATAATATTATGATTGTCTACTGTATCAAAAAATCCTTTACACGCTTCATTTCTATTTTGACCAGGCATTTGTACAACGGTGAATTTGTCTGATGTTTCGTCCGTGTTTAGATAATATACAAAACTAATATTTGCTTCGTTATGATTATGTGGAGCCATTGGAGGAGTAGTATCATCTTTATGATATACAACCCACGACTTCGCAATATGGTAGTTTAGTCTATCGTACTTAACATTGAGAGCATCAAAATATCCATCAAAAACTTTTCTCAATCCTTTAAAAAGGTCTGAATATTTCGGGTTTAGATGTACAAAAATATTTGAAGAATGCTCTGGAGTTTCAAATTCATATCCATTGAACCAATACTTTTTTAATTCTTCAAAATTATTTCTTTTGAATTCCTCATGGCAATCCAAAGACTCCTGATAGACAATCAGGGGAAAAATTTCATGTATTTTTTTCATTACTTAATTAAGTTATATTCATTATTATCTCCTGGATAATCATCAGGAGTCAAGCCTTTATATTCTGGAATATTTTTACTGGTGTCTTTTCTTTCTCCATACACTGTAAAGCTGCAATGTATTGGACCTCCAGATGAATTGATGACTTTAATTTTTGAACCCCATTCTATTTGCTCATAAAATAATTCTTGGAAACATCCAATTGGAGTTAAGTTTACAGTTATAGTTTCTAAATCAACTAAACCTTTCCAATAGTCTGGAAGTTCAATAACATTATTTTCCTTTAAAACTCCTCTGAAATAAACTTCTGCGGATGGTCCTTCTAAAGAAACATATCTTAGTCTATGCCCATCTTTAGTTGGGTGCAAAATATCGAATGGTTTTTTTGATACAGCAATAGAAAACGTTCCATTTAAGGTTGTTACTTTACTTGAATAATCTGGGTATGGACCAGCTGGAGGAGCACCAAATAATGCTGCACCATTAAATGCAGCACCAATGTTAGAATCAAATCCCAATTCCGTCTTTGTTCCAGAAAAAACTTTAGCACCAATATCTTGAGATGCTCCCAAAAATGTTTGAGTTGGTGAAATCAAACTAAAGTTTGCAAGAGTAATCATACTGATAGTTGTGGACTGTACGATAAAAGGCATCGGACCACAAAAAACAGTTACACCAACTGGACCTGTCGGATCACCAATAACAACATCAATTGGAGTTGGAGGAAAACCTCTACTCGATACTTTGAAAATTGAAGGAACTAGACCTAACTGGTCCTGGTTGATATTTCTAGCAACCATTAAGTTTGCTTCTGGACCATTAGGAATTGGATAACTGATCGGAGCCCCAACCAGCATCGGACCTTCTACATATCCAGATCCCCTAATTTCAGTTGGACCCAATCCAAGACAAAGTGCTGGTGGATTCGCACATCCAACGTGAAGTTTTTTAGCTACGTGTAAATCAGGTACTTGCATATTAGAATCCTAACAAATCAAATAAATTTTCTTGAATTTCAAATGGATATAATGGATTTGGTACTGACTGTGGGGTGCTTGCAGGACAAGATTTAGATCCACCAATCATTGAAGCACCATCTGCAGTTTGCATGAGACCTCCGTAAATATTTAGAAGACCCTTTCCAACTGTTTCCAAAGTTCCAGAAGAGAAAAACTTCGCAACTGATGAAGCATTTAGTTCAATATTTTTTGCTCTTACATCAAACTTTTCATTTGCTTCGATAGTAACGTAACCATTTTTATTATCTTCTCCTTGAGCAGATAAAAATATATTCTTGGCTTGTAATTGAATCTTACCTTTCTGTGCAGATAAAATAATGTCTCCTCTCAGAGCATCAATTACAACAGCTGGATCACCATCAGTAACATTCTCCCCTGCCTTTACAGAAAAGACTCCTGGAACTCTATGCATCGTGTGTCCTTCACGATGACCGTCAGCATCCATCATCATGTAATGATTCTCATCGTATCCACTACGGAGCATGACGGCACAGATTACGCCATCCTCATGAATATGTCCGAATTGAACCTCACCATCTACAGTTCCATATCTACAAACGTGATAGTTTTGACCCTGCTTCATTATACTTTACCTACGCAATCAATAACTTGAATAACTTTTGTTCTATCTTCTGGTGTAAGTTCACCTTCTAAATCATTTCCTTTTCTATTTACACACATAACAGGAATCAAAATAGCATTGTATCCCGTTTCACTTTCGATAATCAGATCTGGAACCTCTAAAAATCCCTCACCTTTACTTATTATTTCAGCTCCAACAATTGATCCGTAGGGTCCAAATACAGGAACAATTTCTGCACCACCAGAATTTGGTTCAATTCTAATTCGATCCGTTGGTAGATAATTTACTCCTGTCCTCTTAATGAAAACATCACAAATTTGCATGATAACTGGATAAGATCCATTAGATGTAATCGCTGCATCAATACCTAAATTCTGTATTTGCTGTTCGGTCAGTCCGCCGCCGCCGCCAGTTCCATCTCCCCCATCACCATCACCATCACCAGTATCAATTAAAACTGGTGCTTCCAGAGTACCGCACTCTTTTTTAACTATGTTTTTTCCACCAACTAAAACTTCAGTTACTACTCCTTCAACATTTGTGATCTCTGCAGTAGTTGAAAATGGTATAGTTACAGTATCTCCTGGACATACTTCTGTTCTACTACCAGGATTTAGTGGTCTCTCATATTTTCCATTTGATCTTTTAATAGTTGTTTGATCTTTCGTTGCCCAGGTTCTTCCCATTCCTCCTAAACTACCATCATACTTATTCTTATACCCTGTTCCTGGTCTGATCATTACAACTTCAATAATACCTGTTCCAGGTTTACCTCTGTTTTTATCGGCATTACTTCCACTCCCTGGTGGTCTTGTTGGACCCAAAACTACCTGACCAACAGCACCCCTTCCTCCACCACAAGGATCTTCAACAGAAACTCTGGTTTTTTCATTGTATCCAATACCAGTTGAAAGAATATCAACACCCAATACTTCTCCAGTCTTACCGATAATTGCGTTACCAACTGCTCCTACTCCACCTCCTCCCCAGAAGCGAACAGATGGGGGTCCACATAATTCTGGACCAACATAGCAGTTTGTAAAGACACCAGCCATATCATCTCCAAGTGATGCAAAATCAAAATTATCCAAATTTACTGCATCAGAAAAAGATTGTCCAACTTCTTTCGCTCTATCAAACATATTTTCTATTGAAGAAATAATTCCTCCATTAGATCCTCCCCATTGAGACCACTCAGTAACTTCTGAACATTCTGGATTTTCGTCGCAAGTTAAGAATCCTTTTAAGTATGCGAGTAAGGCTAGAATATCACCAGCAAAATCTAATGCCCCAACAACTGCATTTAATGGTGCTAATATTGCATCTAAAGCACCATTAATTAAACCTAAGATACCACCAATGATGGTTCCAATTAATCCCTCAATAAAGCAACTTGTAACATTAACAATATTGTCGAGAGTACCTTTAAGAGCTGCTTGAATTATATCACAAAGAGCAGCAATAATTTTATTGTAAATGCACAAAAGAATATCTATCGCAGTCTTCTGTGCATTCTTAACATTATTTCTTTGATCTACTGGAACAGTATAGAACGTTGGTCTAACAGCTGCTTGTGTTTTTTCCTCAATAAATTTTCTAACAGCATCAATAATTGTTTTTATAAACCTAGCAATAACACAAGCGACTTCAGCAAGAGATCTTTCTATAGCCGCTTGAAAGTCTTGTATCTTACCTATTGCTACCTGAGCCCAACAATCTATAAGACTTTTAATTCTTTCAATTTCTTTTACTAAATTTTCAATAGCTATTTTTGCTTGATCTAAAGCACTACCCCCACACTTCTGTGTTTTATTGATAGATGTTTTATCATCATATCCAGTTTTAGCTTGAATGATGTCTGCATTATTTGTAAGATTTGGAACTGAGGCAGATCCTTCTAGCGGTCTTCCACCATTAAAAGGATTGCCGCAACCACTACCCTTCCCAGATGGAATTCCATAGGTAGCAACTCTTTCATTATTAGCGTGAGCACTGAATGGAACAAACCCCTTATTTGGAATTGACTTTAGTAATTCTGTTTGAGCATTGTTCTCAAGGATTCCCATGATAACTGGTTGCTGGGATTCCATTCCATCAGCATAGAATCCATACACAAAAGTTCCATGTTTAATTAATGGAGTTTGACCAGACTGCATGTGACCAGATCCTGCAGTCACTGGAAGTAATATAGTTGCCCAAGGTAAATTTATATCAGAAATATCGGTCTTCTTATCTGTTTGATGACCTAAAATTCTGACTTTATATCTTGCTCCCCATCCTTTTATTTCATTAGGATCTTTGATTTTTTTAGATGGCGCATTATCTTTCCAGGTGCTGTTATCAACAACCTGTCCAATCCACCAGTAGAAACCATCGGCTCCTATTACGCTAGAATTAAATAGTGAGTTTTCAAGCATCAGTCTTCGTAAACTCTACATTCTATAGCACCTGGATTTGCATCACAGAATAATTCCAAAGGAGTTGGATCATGATCATCTTCTGGATGATGTTCTTTATAAGATTTAAGAGCATTTAATTCCTCCTCAGTATGTCTACGAGCTTGAGGAGAAGTTTGTGGATCGTCTAAAATCCTTTTATCTTTTTCAATATGTTGATCTATGTTTTCCATATCGGTAACATAATTTTTTACTATTTATTATAGTATGCTAGTGATCCCTCCAGAAGAAGCACTCTTCTTACCATCTCCCTCCCTAACAATGTTTAACTTTGTATAAGAAGTTCCTGGAGTTAATTGATGACAAATATCCGAAATCAAATAGATACCACTTAACTTTGTACTGACTTTCTGTTGCTCCTGTGCAGATTGTTCTGGGAAAGCAACCTCAATTAAATCTCCAGCATGAAGTGAAAAGTTTGCAGGAATAGTTATCTCAACCTTTCTAGCATACAGTTGATTATATCTCATTGGTGCTTGAGCAACTGTACTCTCAATATCCATTGTTGATTCTTTTGACTTTTTCAATTGCTCTTCTACAGTTGCTCCACTAGGTAGAACTCCTACAGGAAGAGTCGATACGAACTCTCTAGACACTTTATCTTTCAACCAATCTGGAAGACACTGCAACTCTTTTCCAGCAGTCTTGACTTTTGATTCCTGTTCACTTGCCTTTTTTTCTTGATCTTTATACTCTTGATTATAAGTGTTTAATGTTCTGGTTCTATTTCCGTAAGAACCCATCTGAAGTTTTGATTGAATGTCCATACCACCAGTATCATCTTCGCTTGCTGCTACTACAGTATAGTCTACAATCTTTCCAAAATATCCATTGGGTAGATCCGTCGTGTTATTCATAATATATTTTGGTGGTGTCTTCCCCTTACTATCTAAAAGTTTATCGATAGATTTAAAATAAAATCCATCACTTGTTTCATAAAAGAAATATCCAGCAGTTGGATTTTTATTTGTTGCCCCTTCCGTTTTCTTATTGGTTTTTGTTTGCTCAATTTTTGGAATAGATTTTTTACATAACCAAGTACAAATGTAAAAAGGTTTTCTTGAATTTCCTAGAAAATTATACTCATTCAAAGTCTCATCAAAGAAAACTTTCTTCTGCGTTTTAATTATATCTCTCATAATTTTTGCAAAAGAATCTGAAATTTTTCCGTCATATCTTTTAACAACTCTTTCTATCTCATTCAAGAAATATTCTTTACTTGTAAGTTCCAAAGCAACAATATTCCTAGTTGTACTTCTTGTAATTCCTGCAGTTTTATTCACATGAACTTTAACTGCTATTTTTTCACCATAGTTGTCGATCATTTCTAAATCTAATTCTTCACCACCACAAACTGGAAGTCCTTCAATAACTCCCTTTGCATTTTCTCCAGTTCCAACACTTTGTCCTGTCTCGGCAAAAACAATTCCAACATCAATTGTTTCCTGTAAAATACTCTCACGATATTCTATGCGAGCAAGACCAGTTGATAGGTCAACTTTATTACTTCCTTGATTGGCCTTTAAAATACATTTTTTAACTTCAGCCGATTCAGCTCTTTTTGTTTCCGTCATTATCCTACAGCGTACAATTTGTTAAATGGATCATATGTAGATTTAGTATTATTATTTAATCCCATTCCAGAAGATCCAGATGAAGATCCTCCTTCAGGTCCTTGAGATGATTCTGAATTATCTACAACGATAACCTCAGATGATCCTCCAAATTCATATGAAGCATACTTACTTAATGATGATATGATTGAAGGCATCTTAGTCTGTAAAGATTTTTTATCATGAACATCATAGTTCAAAATATCAAGTAATCCTGGAGCAACTCTTTCCGTTGCCTTATATGAGTCAGCATCAATTACATATTCAGCACCCTTTTCACCAATCATAGCTACGTGTGGTTTCGCTAAAGTTGGTCCACCTTTTTCATACAACCTCATCAATTCTTGTGGAGCAACTTTTCCTTTCTCATCATATCTACCATGAGCAACGAAAGAATTTGATCCTACAATATCAGCACTCACACCAAATCCATTTCTACGATATTGCATTCCAGTAGTTCTAAGAGGAAATGGAACCTTTGCCTCAAAATCAACTTGCATATCAATTCCACCCTGAGATCCTTTAGCAGTGTGAACTTGCTGCTCTCTCGCAATCATTTTTGCAGCTTCTCCAGAAGAAGGTTTGCTTCCTTTCGGAACCGAAACTTTACTTCTTCCAAAGTAAACACTTCTCTTTCCTGCAAATTGATTAAAAGCTTTTAGTGCAGTTGATCTAGCATCAGAGTTGTATTGTGATTGTAATATTGTTCCCTTTGTTTGACTTCCAGGACCAATATGAAAGTGAACTCCTTCAGATGCTCCAGAATTTCCCTGAATAAATTTACCATCCCCACCGACTTGTCCACCTTCTTTAGTATCAGACATACCAGGACCAGTTGGAGAACCTATTTGTCCTTTTTTGTATTTTTCAAGCCTATTATTAGCATATCCAACAAGAGTCTTCATACTTTTTTCTGGTTGACCATAACCAGCACCAGGAAGGGAAGCCCAAGTTTTTCTCGCACCATGGAAAGCAGTAGCAAAATCTCCTTTATCAATAGCTTGAAGAACATGAGGTGCAAGTAACTTTAAGGCACCCTTATCTTGGTTAGCAGGACTGAAATCTGGAAGTCCTAAACCATCCCAAGTTGTACTTAAAAACTGATAACGACCCGCAGCATCTGAAGCATATCTACCACTACGTTGTATTTGTCTGGGGTGATTTCTGTACCCACTAAACTGTTTTCCAGTGAACATAGTATTGTATCCTGTATTAGGATAGTTTGCAGTCCCCTCGGCATAAGCAAGTGTATCTAAAAATGCTCTCCTATATGGATTTAAAGACGTATCTGCAGTTCCTCCTCCAGTTGTCTCCCCACTAAACTCTTCACCATTTACTCCAGGTGCTGATTGAGTTTCTTCTTCTTTTTTCTTAAGAAGCATATTTTTCATCAAATCACGAGTCACACTATCCACTTTTGGATAAATTGAATCCTTAGCGGACTGTTCTATCCACTTAGTAAGATCAACATCTCCATTTGTGATACTAGGATCTACTAATCCACCTTCAGCAAAGGCAGTTATGATACCACCTTTCAATTTATTTTTAGCAAATCCTTGTTGAATAAGTGCGTTAATACCTAAAGCAACATTTTCAAAATCACTGTTAGATGGTTTCTGTCCCAATAGTAAATTAGATGCCAGAGTTAATACTGGTCCAAAGAAATCTATTTTTGAATATGTAACAGATGATCTCCTCATGAAACCAAAAGGATCTGGTTGTTCTTGAGGTTTTTCTGTAGTTTTCTTACCAAAAAGACCAGCAAAAGGGTTTGGGAATAGTCCAAAAAGTTTTTGTTCTCCACCGATATCTTTTCCTGGAACAACCTGTGGAGCGGATGGTAACTTAGCAGTGATTCTTCGTTTACCTTTTCCTAGTCGTAATTTTCTACCAGATGGTTTTGATCTTCTAGATTTACGATTTTTATTTCCAGCTTTGCCCCCTTCAGCATATCCTTTTTTATTCCCAGTTTCTTTTGATGACTTATTATTAAAAAATACATCATAAAGTTTTCCGCCAATATCTCCCCCAACAAAACCTCCAACAGCAGCACCTATTGGTCCACCGATAGCAGCTCCAACAGCACCAACTAATAATGAACCAATACCTCTAAATGCTGCTTTACCTATAGGATCACCAAGAGCCCAAGATAAACCAAATTCAAGGAGTCCCCCGATGATAGGAAGTCTTCCAAGAATCGGTTTTAAACTTCTAAGTGCTGCTCTTTGTGCAACCTTTCCACCAACACCTTGAGTTACTTTTGGTCCAGTACCAGGAAATTTAAATCCTTTACCACCACTCGTAGTTACTGTTGGTTTCTTTCTAAATGGATTTCTTACATCAGGTTTTCCTACTCGACGACCACCTGAAGTTGTTACTCCCCTAAAACCTTTTGCAGATGCTGCTCCTCCTGCTCCCTTACCACCACCAAGACCCATTCCTCCACGATTTCTAACAGCAATCAAACCAGCAATGATTGCTAAGTTAATGAATGTGTTTAATGTACTTGAAAATTTATCAAATAATTTTGCTCCCGTATCACCAAACATATTTTTGATGAATCCACGAGTAGCATCATATGCTTTATATCCCCAATCTATGAATGTAACAAGTCCATCTAGAAGTTTTCCTCCAATATCAATAATAAAATCCGCAGCTTTTACCATCACAGATACGAATTTCATCGCAGTTGGTAAGTGTTCAATAAGTCTGTAAGCAAGAAATCCTAGAACAGTATTGAAAATAAAGTTTTTAATCCAATCAAATAATCCCATTTTTGGTGTAGGGATTTTTGGTTTCTTTAAGTCATCTTTGGTAGGTTTCTTTTCTAAATCTTTTTCCTTTTTTTCAAATTCTTCTTTTTCAGATCTTCTTCTTTTCCTTTCAGAGTCTTTTTTTTGAGTAGCAAAACTACTCTGCAACATTTTTTCAATATCAATAACTTTTAATTTAATTTCGTAAACGTCTTCTTGAACTCTATCTGAAAAATCTTGTTTTTTCTTTGATAAAATATCAGTTGTTTTAACAGTTTTTTTCGATGCAAAGAATTTTGTTTGTGGAGAAATTGCACCAGAATTTGATTTGACTAAAGATCCTCCTTTATTCCCTGCAGGTAAAAATTTTCTAGTGTTTAAGTTAGCCATTTATCTACTTGATTCCGTGAGTTGCTCTTGAGTTGCTTGTTCTTCTAGAACTTTGCGCTTGTATTGCTGGTGGTCTGGTGGCACTTCCACCATTTCTTGATGATCTTCCACCGTTCATTCCACCACCAGCAGTTGGTCTAACGACTGTTACTTTTGGTTTTGGTGGAGATGGTGGTTTTGTTGTTGATGATGGTTTTGGTGTTGCTTTTTTTGCAATTTGCGCCTGTCTCGCTTGCTCTTGGGCGACTTTAGAGCCCCCACCAAACCATCCCATTTTATCCCACCAAGCACGTTTTTCTCTTAACTTTTCTTCATTTGCTCTTCGTTTTGCTAATCGCGCAGCTTCTTGCCTTGCTTTTGCTTGATCTGCAGATATTTGCTGTGCTGATTTTGGCTTTCCTGTTTTAGGATCAATTGTATTTCTATTAACAGATCCTATCTGAATTCTACTACCAAGAGCTCTTTGATTCAACCAACCAATATCTTGAGCAAATCTACCAAGCATCGATGCTCCATAATAAGTCGCATCGGACATAGAACCCTTTAATAATGCGTCTTTAGCCTTTGATGCGTATTCTGATACAGTCTTATTAAAGTTATATCTATCATCAGAAAACAAAGTGTTTCCAGATCCTTCTGTTGCTGCAGAAAATCTTCCAAGAGTTGAGTTAAAAGATGATCCTCTCTTCCCTAATGTATCAGTATAAGCACCTCCCCCACGTTGCCCTTTATTAATATCTTCTTGATTCCAATTCATTTTCACTTGACCAGTTTTTGGATCTATCATTAAACCATGTTTGTTCATTGTGAGATCAATAGTTTTTTGTCTCATCGCATCGACTTCTTTATTGGATAAAATTTTAAAAGGTTTTCCAACAGGACCCAATAATGCTTTAAGGAATGTAAGGTTTCTCATATTTGTAGCATTTCCAGTTGGAATAGGGATTAATCCCTTATCCGCCATTTCCTTAAATGGACCATCTGGTAATTTTTTAATGAATTTATCACCAAAAGAAATCATTCTGTCCTGTATTTTATTTGTTCTTTCGGAAAACGATTGATATTCTTTTGATGAAGTTGCTCTTTGAATTGAACTTAAAGCATTAGATGTAGGTTTTTTGGGATCAAGATTAGTAAGGGTTCTAGAAGCATTTTGTGCATAATTCATTCCTTGAGAATAAAGTTGAGATCCAGCTTTATATGCTTGATTTCCCAACATCATTACATCTCTTTGCAAGGATCCATTATTTAAATAACGTTGAGCAGATGCTGCTTGATTCATAGCACCACTATAGATGCTATTTCCAAGATTTAAAGCAGTATTTTGCAATCCTTTTCCAGCTGTGGAAATAGATCCTGCTAATGATATACCATTTTTAATTGCTAAATTTTTTGCCCAATTGTAATGTGGAGATAATTGTTTTACTATTTCATCGACAATTGATTTGAGATTATTACCACCAGATCTCAAACCCTCTCCATCAAATCCAACATATCCTCCACCTTGAGCGTATACTGTTCCACTAATTTCTCTTGGTTTATTATTTCCGCCGCCTGCGGCATTCATTGATTCAAGAGTATCTACACCATACTTACGAACTGCTCCAGCAGACATTACAAATTCACCATCTGTAAGCATCGCTGGGATCTTATCAGTTCCTTTTTGTCCAGCAACTAATCCAGACCATCCACCTCCACTAAATCCATATGATTTAGTTTCACCAGTTTTTAATTTAGAAATTTGTTCATCTATCTCAGATCCTTTTCCTTGAAGTTTTTCAAACCAACTTAAGGCATCCTTCTGTTTTTGAAGTTCTTTTATCTTTTCAGCATTACTACCAGGGGCTTGAGATACCTTTCTTTCTTGCTCGTCAACTGTTTCTGGGAACAACATTGGAATTGTTGCACCAGCAGTAAATAATCCAGTCGCAATTCCAAGAGGACTCTTTATAAATCTAAGAAGTTGAGGAATAGCAAATTTTGTTAACCTTAATAATCCAGAACCTACAATACCTAGAATACTACTGGTAAATTTTCCAAAACTTGTACCAAATAAAATGTAAGCCCCTAGTAAAGCAGGCCACCAATCTCCAAAAAATCTAATTAATGACCTAATTTTTCTAGCATTTTCTGGATTTGCAAACCAATCAACCAATTTAAAAACTATTCTACCCAGTAAAGTTTGTACAAAGAAGTTTAATATTTTTTCCCATATTGATTTAACAGGTGCTAAAATACCATCGATGACTTTTTTCATTACCTTCAATGGTTTTTCTAAAGCAGATTCTCTTGCTCCTCTACGTCTAGATTCAGAGTCTTTCCTTTCATTCTCACGAGATTTAAGTTGAAATTTTAATTGCTCCCCAAGAATATTGGCGATAGATTCGACAGACTTTCTAATCGCAGAAATATTATTTTCAAACTCATCACCCAAAGTTTTACTTTTATCTGTTACCTCAGCAGCAGTTACTGAAGTTCCTCCAGCTGGTAAAAGTTTTTGTGGAGAGATTACATTTGTTGATTGATTTAATATGTAATTATTATTTGTAATTTTTGCAGTAACGTTTTTTATCTTAGAAGCACTTACCTTTTTTTCCTTAACTTTAAATCTTCCAGTTTTTCCTCTACCTTTTACCCGTTTTAACTCATCCTTTAAAAGATTTACTTCTTCATTAGCGAGTTTATTCTTTCCAGTTACAACACTCTTTACAAGTATTTCTTTTAACAGGGTAATATAAGTTTCATAATCCAAGTCAAAAACATCCTCCAATCCAAGAAGTCTCAGAATTCTTGCATCGATTTGTTCTGAAACGTTCTTGGAACTAGAGGTTGATCTTGGATTACCAACTACCATGTTGCATTGCCTGTTGCTTTGAGTTTTCTTCTTCTAAATGTTGCTTTAGTAATTCTACATAGATGTCTCGTTCCCAAGGCATCATGTTTTCAACTTCCCATAAAGAATATTTATGGTACTGAACTAAAGAAAAAACCAATTTATAATAGCTCTCAAGATCTATGTGAGCTAAGGCTATGCGAAAAAACTGGATAGACCCTCCAATACTACTTCACTTTCAACATTGGTTACGGGATTTGTTACCTTTAGTGTGTGTGAAAGTTTAGGCATAGTTTCAAAAAACTTCTCAATTTGTTTAAATTGAGAAGAATTCATCTGATCTAAAAATTCAGTAACCTCTTTCTTTGTACAATCGGCAGCTGCCCACACTTCATCTTCGGTGTAAATTTTATCTACACAAGATGAAATGAGATCAAATGATTGTTCAATATTAGAGTCTCTTGATAGATCGAAATTACTCTTGATAAACTGTTCTAAAGATGGATACTTCATATCCATCGAGATATTTTTATCAACTGTAATGGTTTTAGTATGTTCTTCGTTCTTGACCACATTAATATCATCGATATTAATTTTTACAGTAACAGTAGTATCACCGTCATCTGGACAAATAATACTAACTTCTACTTCTTCTCCAACTGATTTTCCTCTAATGTTAAGGAACAAATATTCAATATCAAAAGTTGGAAGAGTTTCTACTTTAATATTTTTAGTGAGAATACAACTTTTAATTACTGTTTTAATTGCAGTAGTAATCTGTTTAGTATCTTCACTTTCTAAAGCTAATACAAGAAGTTTTTCTTCTCTTACTAGAAAAGGTCTATATTGTACGGTCTCTCCAGTTGAAGGCAATTCCAATTCATACGTTGGTGTAGAAATTTTAGGTAAAGGCATGATCTCCTATAGAAATTCAGATACTTTATTTATGGGTGTTGTGGACAGATCCTAAACTGACCATGAGAGTTTTAAAGAGACCTCAAATACGCTATAATAAGATCATACAAAACAAAACAAGTTTCATGAAAAACTTCTTTTTCGCTATTGTCTTTCTTTACGGTCTCGGTCTTTCATACTTTTTTGGAACTTGGGTAGTAAAAGATATGATTGCACTTGAACAAGCAGTTGCAGTAGGATCTGAAAGAGCAGAAATGAGACATCGAATCAACGTATTTGCAGATGGAACTTGGTTTCTTCTTTCAAATATTATGGTTATTTCTTCTGTTTATGGAATGAAGAAAATCAAAGGAAGTGAAAAATGAATAAATTTGTTTCTTACGCAATCGGAAGTGTACTTCTAATTCTATTGGGATACTCTTCTTTAGTTGTAACTTTACACGCAGTATCAAGTGTTATATTACCATCTTCAGATGCTCCAAAAGACTGGAGAGAGTGAGTCCCAATAAGGGACTTTTTTATTGCATATTAAAATTTAACTTTTGGATTCATTGTTTGAGCTTTTTGCAGTAACAAGGTTCTTTGAGGAGAACCTACTGGATATGCTGCATTAGCATTATTTAAAATTTGTTTTTGATCTGCAAGATAGTTACCAGGAGTTGATATCTTTTGACTGGTAATCATATTTTGATTTGATAAAGCCCATATTGCAAGATTTTCATTGATACCTGTACCTTGAGCGAATGGCGCTGAAGGTCCTTGTAGTCCTGTTGTATCTACCCCAAAGATTCCAGGGGATCCAGGAACACCAAGAGTAGATTGTTCTGCCTGTGTTCCAGAAAAAGCAGAACTATTTGCAATAACATATCTACTATATGTAAAAGACACTGTTACTTTTAAAAGAGAAGAAGAATCATATGTTACAGGCATCGAATTGATACTTGTTGGGAATGCTTTAATAAACTTATATACTAGTGGAGAATTTTTGTATCCTCTTCCCCTTACAGATGATCCATAGTCTTTTTCAAACTTACTGATAAAAATATCTGTTTGATAAGTGGATGGATAGTTTACCCTATAAGTATAATTTGGTTTAGTATCATATCCTGCGGCATACTGTTCATTTACAACATACCTCATCCAGGTTTCAAAAAATTTAATTTGATAATATTGTGTATCAACATAAAAAGTAAAGTCTGCTTTATCATCGTATAATCTACGATAACCATGCCTCTCAGTTATTCCAGTGTAATCATTATTAATTTCATGAGTAGCGATGGATGATCCAGGAAGAGATGCTTCAGAGCACGTAATTACTAGTCTGTCTGGATCATATGGGATCTTATTAGCAGCCAGAGGAAGTCCAGAAGGAACTGCAAACCAACATTCAAAATTAGATGTAGTTGCTGGTTGCAATAACTTTGCTTTTATATCAGATAATTTTCTTGGTTTTGGTGCTGGTGCCCGAGTAGACATCTAAATAAATTTAGTTTTATATATTATGTAGTAGAGATAATGGCAGAAAGTATCAAAAGCAAATACAGACCATCACATCCAGATAAGTACAAAGGAAACCCAAATAATATTATCTGTCGTAGCAGTTGGGAAAGGAAATTTTGCGTTTGGTGTGATCTGAATGAAAGTATTCTGGAATGGGGAAGTGAAGAATTTTGGATCCCATACAGATCACCAGTAGATAATAAAATGCATAGATATTTTCCAGACTTTATCACAAAAGTAAAAGATAAAGATGGGCATATTACTACATATGTAATCGAAGTTAAACCAAAAAGGCAAACAAAACCACCAAATCCAAACCCATCAAGAAAAACTAAGAGTTGGATTAGAGAAGTTAAAACATACGCAGTCAATCAAGCAAAATGGAAAGCAGCTGATGAATTTTGCAAAGATAGAATGATGGTATTTAAAGTTATAACCGAAGACGAGTTGGGAATAACGTCTAAATAGGTTGTATAATAACCGATAACATAATGCCATAATGGCTATCGAACTAAAAACTGTACCAAATGGGTGGGTAAAAGATGGTACTAATGGTTACTACTCTGCTACATTCCCAGGGGTAACTAAAGGTTCTGCTACGGCAGGGGCGAATCCAAATTTAAGTTATACTTATTCAGTAAATCCCGAAACGGGAGATAGAATTATCTATGCGAATGCGCCACAGATATCAACTGGATTAAGAAATCAAACAACGGGTCAAAGTTTTGATATTGGTGGATCAAGAACACCAGTTATGTCTATCGATGCTAATGGAAATAAAACAAATCTTTCTGGATACAATCAAATTAAAGCGAGTTATGGAGATGCTGGATTAAAGTCATTGGAAGATGGAAGTCGAAAAGCATCATCTGCTTTCATGACTCAAACTGGTACAACAGATACTGTTAAGAACTCTAAAGAATTTAAAAGTTCTTTGGGGAATGTAGCAACTTTAAATAAGGATGGAACAACAGGCGAAAGTTCACAGAATGGTGATGGAGAATCTGGAACTCCATCAGTTGATAAATTAAGTGATCTCAATTTTAGTGTATCTGATGCGGCAGGAAAAGTTCGCCAATCATATCCTAAAAATTTAAAATATCCAGCAGATCTTGATGTATCTCTTCAAGACTATATTAAAGTAAATATGTATCGTTATGTTCCAACTCCATTAAGCGCAAGTCAAATAGCTAGTGGCGGTGGATTGAATAGATCTGGAAGACCATTTGAAAAAAGGAATTCAATAGGTCAATGCATTCTTCCGATTCAAGGTCAGATTAGCGATACCAATACAGTTGATTGGTCAAGTGCAAATTTATCACCCGTTCAAGCAATGGCGGCATCTGCATCATTTGAAATAATAAAAAGTGGTGGACAAGATACAGATCTAGCAGCAGAAGGGATGTCGAAATTAATTAAAGAAAATAAAGGAGATATACAAAACGCATTAGCTACATATTTTGCAGGTGAAGCTGCTGGTGCTCAAAATTTACTCTCTAGAACAAGTGGTGCAATTATCAACCCAAACATGGAGCTATTGTTTAATGGCCCACAACTAAGACAATTTACATTATCGTTTAGAATGTCTCCAAGAGGAAGAGCAGATGTGGATAATGTAAGAAAAATTATCAGATTCTTTAAGCAAGGTATGTCGGTAAAACAAAGTTCATCAGAATTATTTTTAAAATCTCCAAACACATTTCAAGTTCAATACATTAATGCAGGAAAAGATCATCCTTATATTGGAAGAATTAAAGAATGTGCATTACTAAATTGCACCGTTAATTATGTACCAGAGGGGACATATATGACCTTTGCAGAGGTTCCTTCTATGACTTCCTACGATATGCAACTTACATTCACAGAACTAACCCCAATTTATGATGGAGATTATGCTAATGATAACGATTCAACTGTAGGTTACTAATCATGTCTAGACCTTACTTCAGACAAATACCAAATGTAGATTATATCAGTAGAGGTGCTGATAAAAAAAATATCTCTGATTACATCACTGTTAAAAATTTATTTAAAAGGGGTAAAATCAGAGAAGAAATATCTGAGAATCTAACATTCTTTGATAAGTATAAAATTCTTGGAGATGAACGTCCAGATAACGTTGCATATAATGTGTATCAAGATGCAACATTAGATTGGGTAGTTCTTCTATCAAATAATATTCTAAACATTCAAACTGAATGGCCTCTTTCTCAAGATGCATTTTTTGATTACCTTGATAAGAAATATGGGTCAATTGATAAGGCATCCTCGGTAAGTCATTACGAAACAAGAGAAGTTAGATCTTCAAACAATCTTCTCATTCTACCAAAGGGTTTGATAGTACCACAGAACTATTCATTCTCATTCTATGATCCAGGATTAAATCAAAATATTGCCGTTTCTAATGTAACAGATCCTGTTACTTATTATGAAATGGAAGTGAAAGAACAAGATGATAGAAGAAATATTTTTGTATTAAAACCTAGTTATGTGAATGTCGTGTTCAATGATATGGATGAAATCATGCCATATAAAGAAGGTTCCGAACAGTATGTGTCCGAAACCTTAAAGAAAGCAGATAATATTAGACTATTTGGTTAACTCTCTGCAAGTTTTTGGAAGTAACTGAGAGTATCATCTTCATCATCATCCGAAGATGAAGAGGAAGAAAGATTATTGAGTTCAGTACGAAGGTCTTCTGGAACAGGAGGTGCTGACTTACTACGCTTGTAAGATTCCTCAAGTTCTTGCATAACCCTGTCTTCCTTAGAAGGAGTTTGAGTATAGGATTCGTACTCATCATCTTCGTCAATAACTTGACTCTTAGCAGATCCCTTCTGACCAAGGACATACTTAAGACGCTTATCAAGATCTTCATAAGACTTGAACTGGTCTGCAGCAGTCAGAGCAGTCAGAGAATACTGCTTCTTCCAAAGTGCTTCCATTGCATCGTCATCATCAAGAAGAGATGCAGGAGAATCAAACTCGGACTTATCGTAGTTCCAGTAACCATCAACCTTACGAATCTTCAGTTTAAAGTTCGCACCCTTCCAGAAATCAAAGGGATTGATGGGAGTTTCATCTTCAAATTCAGGTTGCATAGCAGCCATGATCTTATCAAAGATCTTTTTTCCATACTTGAAGAGGAAGACTTTTCCCTCATTAGCAGGGTTAGTGGGATCCTTCACAACATAAATGTTGGAGTAATATGAAAGTTTACGCTTTTGCTTACGGACAGTTTCTTTATCCTTGTCGTTACCGCTGTTCCAAAGTTCACGATTGTACTCGGAAACGGGATCTTTCTGACCCAGAGTAGTCAGAGAATTTTCGATGTACCAACCGCCAGGACCTTGGAATCCATGACTATACATTTTGACCCATGGAATATCTTCTCCCTCAGGAGCAGGAAGGAAGCGAATGATTGCGAAACCATTACCAGTCTTATCTACTTCTGGTTTCCAAAGACGGTCATCGGTATTTGAAGATGCAGTGCTCATCTTCTCCACTTCTTTCACCAGTTTCTGAGTGAGAGAACCGATAGTGGATTGTTTTTTAAGATCTGAAAAAGACATTAGATTACCTCGGATTAATTAGATTCGGCTTTTGTGTATTCGGTACTTGAACAGTATAGCACGTCCGTCAGGCACGGTCAATAGACTGCTTCATAGCATCAATCACACGAGTCATATTATTGAAAATGATATTCATATCCATGTTGGCGGGCAAACCCATCATTTGAGCTGAATGAATAATCTTATTCTTCATCTCAACTGCTTCTGGATCATCTGATAAACTTAAACGAGTGTATAAAACTTTTTGCTTTTCTAAAAGTTTTTCTAAGAGTTCTACATGCTCTAAACGTTCTTGTCTTCCCATTGAAGGAAATTTGAAGATGCTTTGGTAAACATCTTCTTGAAGTTCTGCGATCTCTGCCATTTCTGATCGAACAACTTCAGACTCAAAAAAACTCATAATACACACTCCTTAAGTATTTTTTTGTACCGAAATACATCAATATTTAGGAACGGTGAGTACTTTTTGAGTTTCAATGAGACAAACTTCCAGATAGGATCGTCTAATTTTTTATCAAACTCGCTGGTGTATCCTAGAATTCTATCTAGGATAAGCATAGTCTCTAAGGAAATCTTTCCCTGTAAATGCTCTTTTAAAATTTGAGGATGTCTATGTCCTTCAATTTTAAATACCTGATCAAAATTATTTTTACTTAAACTACCTTCAACCTCTTCTTTAAAAGTATAGGACAATGATTGAATTCTACGCATCCATTGTTTATATCTACCTTCACCATCTCTAATCATTTCCCCAATCCATAAAGATTGAGGATCATCGCATGAAACAAAGTTAGCAACGAAAAAATTTTCTACTTCTTTATCGTCCTTTTGTCTAGAAATTTTTTCAAACCAAAACCTATCCTTCCGTTTATAGAAGGATTCTAAACTTGCTCTTGTCTTACCACAATACTTATGGTAGTCGTAGTTGTCTTTTGTGAAATGATTTTTTAATGCAAGATAAGTTTTATAACATTCAAAAGGCATCATTTAAAAAACTAATTTGGCGCGGGAAGTTCTCTTCAAGAAATTAAGTTCCATAGCATCATACTTTAATTTCTCCTTTAATGGTTTAGAAATTAATTTAGGAACAGATTCAAGATCAATATTATTCATTTCACAAAAATGAACAATAGCGTCAATGTAATTCATATCAGAATTACGCTTGACTATCATTTCTATTTCTTGAGAAAACTTTGATGGGCATAAGAATTTACTTTCCAATGCCTTTTCTAACTCTAAATCAGTCTCCATATCCTTGCAGTCTATGTTGAACAAATTCTCTAATATACTCCGTGAGTAACCTAATGTATTTTGCTTTATCGTATTCTTCATAAACTACACATTCTCCATTTTCACAAGACATTAAAATAACAAGTTTTTTTACTGGGATTCCAGTGAGTTCATAAAACATACATGCATATGCTACTGCTTGAACAAAATAATGTTCAATCCACTCTTTTGGTTTTGGTTTTTTAGAGGTTTTAAAATCGATAACAGCAAGTTCAGGAACTCCACTGTCGCCAATATATTCTGCTATACAATCTACAGTTCCAGCAACTCCCAGTTTTTTACTGTATAAAGAACCTTCAAGTGCATAGATATTATTTATATTATTTAATTTTGGTTTAGAAATTTTAAATAAAAGATCAGAAAGAGGTTGAACTTCTGGTAGTTTCTCATTTTTAAGATGATGTTCAACTAGAAGATGCATATCAGTTCCACGACTGGTAGCCTGTCTGGTAATCTTATCTGCTTCTTCCTCTCCAATTTTTTTACGCCAGTTCGCAAAGAACTGGCGATTTTTATGACTGGTAACGGAGGTAATAGAAACTAAATTCAGAGGTTCCTTTTCATCAGGAACCTCATAAATTCTAATACCATCTACAGTCTTTCGATTTAACTTTGGAAGTTGAATATCAACGTGATTAAACATTACAGATTGAGTTCCATTTTTGCAATAATATATTCTTTCACTAATCCAGAGCGGACAATATCTTCCACACCGAATTCAATAATATCAAAAGAGGGCATTGCCTGCAAGATAGACATGAAATCTACGATTCCATTTCTTTCATTTGTTTTTGTAAGATCAGACTGACTAGCATCACCACAGAAACAAATTCTTGAGTTCTCACCAACTCTTGTAATTATACTATCAAGTTCATGAAAATTCAAGTTTTGAAATTCATCAACGATGATAATTGAATTATCGAGAGTTGTTCCACGAAGAAATGAAGTGCTCCAAAACTTGATTGTTTCTTGTGCTTTAAGGTTACCATAAAGCATTTCAAAGGAAGCATCGTCAGGCATTTGGAACATATACTTCACCATATTCTTATATGGAATTTGATACAGTGAAGATTTATCCTCATGGTCTCCAGGGAGAAATCCAATTTCTCTCGTAGCTACTAGTGAACGAACAAGATAGATTCTTTCGTATGGAGAACGTTCATCCAAAACATCTTGAAGAGCGTTATAAAAAGTGATAAACGTTTTACCTGTTCCTGCTGCACCATAAGCGACTAAATGTTTTCCAGATGCATAAGAATCAAAAAGGCGTTTTTGATTATCTGTGAGAGGATCAATATCTAAGAGTAGATCTTGACTGATCGGTTTTTTTCTCTTCATCTGCTTAGCAGTCATACCAACACCGATTGGTTGGTCGGTCTTTCTTCTTCTAGCCATATAAATTAAACTGGTTTAACTTTTGATCCTGGTGCTTTTGATGCCTTGTAAAGAACATCATTCCAACCAGGGTGAGACTTTTTCAACTTATCGTATACTTCCCCAATTTCTCCAGAGGCGGGGCAAGTAGATGGGTCAGACCAATCTCTATCCCAATCAGGATTATCTTTTTTCCACTGGTCCCAATCGTGAACACTCATCTTCACTTCTTTTTGTTCACCAGAAACTTTATTAACAACAGGGTATGTCGGCAATGTTAATCCTCCATTTTGTATATGGGTATTTATTCAATGGTAATAGATGGTGCATCTACACATTCTGGACAATCTTCACCACGTTTCCAATCAAGTGCTTCTGCAACACTTGGGAATTCGCAGCAGAAAATGCACTTTGCTGCTTCCGCAATATCCATATGTTCTTTCTGAGTTCCATGCCCCGAGCGAAGACCGATGTAATGCGCCCAGGAGCGGCAGGAACCCGTCATGTAGATGCGAGTGGGGGTTGCTAGGGGTAGAACGAAACGAGCGCACTCCTTCGCCACTCCCTTCTCTAGGAGAGAGTTGTAAAGATTCTGACCATGCTCAAAATACTTTGCGATTTCACCTTGCATTCCCAGTTTTACATAATCACCAAAATCATCAATCGAGTTTTGGCGATTCTTAGTATCTTGTCTACGAAGATCTGGAATCTCTGGTTTATCAGATAGTAGATTTGTATCAGCATAACGCTGCGAAAATTCCTGAAATGTAAACGAACGGTGACGCAAAATCTGAGCTGCGATACCACGAGTTGTATTGATCTCCAGAGTCATGTATGCCTGTTCAAAAATAGACCAGTGATCATGCTTGATGCAATATCGCAGAAGACCTGCAGCAGTATCAAAGTTAAGTTGGTTATTTGGATTACTCACCCGAGCAATATAAGAAATAACTTCCTGTGCATTTTTATTAATAAGTTCTCCCGCACCACGAGTAATTGCGATTAACTTTACAGTTGGTTTCATTTAAATTCCTCTTCTTCGTTTAGATCGCTGTCTTCAAATACTTCATCATAATCGTGAAAATATGAAGCTACTTGTTCATATTCAAGATTGTTTTTATAAGAATCTACGTCTGAATAGATTTCAGATTTAAGAGAATCAACAAGTAATTCAAGATTACCAATAATCAATTTTAGTTTTTCTCTATCCATAAAATTTTGTTGACTCGTATCAGTTTAACATAAAAAAGGGAGGGGATCAACCCTCCCTACAAATCACAAACGACTCAACATACTTCTACAGACCCTTTTACACGTTTGTTCATTTTCATCACACTCAACTAAACAATCAAAATAATCGTTCATTACCTCATGCTTATCAATAAATTCGTTTACAGTTTTTTCTAAATTGTTCCAAGCAGCCAATTGATTAAAAGAAATTAAGTTGTGCATAATAACCTCCATGCACAAAGAACATCATAATAAAGGAGTTTTCGCTCATTTGTATCACCTCATATATTCTATCACTATCTAGGTAATTATGTTCAGATAATTACATTCTCGCAACAAAAATTTATACCTATAAAAAAAGAGGGTCAACCCCTCTTTTAATATTAATTCTACCTGAATAGAATTTGAATATAAAGAGATATTACCACAATTGCAACTGCAGATCCTGCAGCAATTTGCAGTATTGCAAACATCACTTCTTCTCCCCTACAGAACAATGACCTGCACTGCAGAGTGATGCTTGACGACGACGTTCTTCTCTTTGCTTTTGCTCTTTAATGAGTTGTAGGAAGTTTAACTTTTGCATCACTTCCCCTCCTTTACAAACTTAACACCACGATAAGTTTCGTTGTGCTGTTGGGGTTGTTGTTGTGCCTGTTCTTGGCGACGAACTTCGGTGTCGTATGGGACACCACGATAAACGACTTGAGACATTAGGTTTGCTCCTTTACTTGTTAAGGTGAGGTGGCGTTCCTTCAGTCGGCTTTTGCGTCTATTTTACACTCTTTGGGGGAGATTTGTTTTATTTCCCATATCAAGTCGTTTTTGGATTGATACGGAATATTAGTTTTATGGACTCTTCCAACCATCAACTGTGCTTGTAGGCAAGTTAAAATGAGTGCTTCCATAGATGAACGATCCGTTCCGAGTCGGCTTACTTCCGTCCCATATTGGGATGAACGTTAGAGGATATTATACCTCCATTCAATCTATATAGTCAAGCAAAAATGTATAATCGATTACTTATCAATAGGGAAGAGACTTTAACCCATCCAGAACTTCCTGAAAGCGTTCGGAACGACTTCTATGATGTGCTGCATTTTCCTCAAGCACACTCACAATATCGTCGAGAACAACATCAACAGACGCATCAGTATCAAAGTATTGTTGGATTGCTTCGGCAAGATAACGCCGCCGACTCCATTCCATACTATAGGGTTTGTAAGTCATAATGATAAGGTATGTTCTGGTATTATAAAGTGTTTGAGATAATACGTCAAGTATTAATGTCCCAACATTTCTCAAATTTATGTCTTAACTCATTGAGTTTCATTTCTTCCCAATAAGTTAGAAGATGTTGATTAATTTCTTTCTCCTCTTCGGTAAAACTTAGACGATACTTATTTTTAATTGTAACGACCTGCAGCATATCATCCATAAAAGTTGTTGGCCTATCCAAGAACTCCTCGTAGGTCATCAGTCCCTTTGCCTCCAATCTTCTGGTTTATCTCTTCCCTCAGAAAAGAAATCTATAATATCATCAACACTATCAAACCCACTTCTACCAAATCTTTCATGCCCCAACCCACCAATATCAAGTTGATTTAAAAAATCATCTAAATCTCCTTCTTGCATATCTGGATTTTCTGCTCTACGTCTTGCTTGACGTAACATCGTTCCAGCAGTTCGATTTGCTTTAGCTAATTTCTCCGCCCAAATCATATCTTCCAAACTTACTTCTTCATGTTGTGCAATTTTTGCACAGATTGCTTCAAGACGAAGACGATATTGTGTAGAGAGCATGTGCAATCTCCATATAGGGTTATTTAGCATTCACCTTTCAATATAACTGAGAGTATGCTGAGTTGCATACAATTGTTGAATAATTATATCACAACCAATCTTTGGATTGCAATCTCCACAAGTATAAACATCTACTGCTGCTTTACCTTCCTCAGGCCATGTGTGAATGCTGATATGACTTTCTGAAAGTAAACATATTACAGTAACTCCCTGCGGGTCAAATTTTTTTGATATTGTTTGTACTACGGTTGCACCGCTTGCTGCTGCTGCATTTTCTAGCAAATCTATAAGACAACGCTCGTCGTCCAGAAGAACAAACGAGCAACCGTACAAATTAAGTAAATAATGCTTCCCCATTTTAATCTTTAAGAATCGTCCTTTAGTTCATCAAGAAGTTTTGATACTATCTTCTCATCGCCATCCATGACTTTAATCTTAAAGATGGGAGACTTCATATATTTTTTTATTTTTTTATAATCTTTTAGTAGTTTCTTAACTTCATCTTTGTATATAGTGACTTTGATATTATCACTATTTTCAAATCCTTTACTCATTTTCTTTTCTTTTTTTCAGTTGGTTTGTTTCCCCACACTTTTGGATTTATTCTTCCCTCTGATTGTTTAAACCATTGTAGACCTTCACGATACCTATCCCAATAATAGTCGAATATATCGACTTTTTTATTGGTCATTACGAGATCGTAAAAAACTTCATCATCTTCCATATACTTTACTAGGTAAGTATTATATGGAAGAGTTCTATCATCCGCAACTGCTGGATCACATTTTTGATGAAGAATGGTAACGCTCAAGACCTACCTCCCCATTGGATATCAGGATATGCCTGCTTAACATTTTCAAACCCGATCTTATATTTCTCTTCAAGTCTCTTGTCTTTAACAAGGCAGAGCAGTTCAGCTTCCCTGGGATGCAAACTTTCAAGGAGATTAATGAACATCATTTCTCTACGAATCTTAGATAGAGAGTCATTACCTCCTTTTACATAATGATAAAGGTTAGCATAATCACGACGAAGAGTACTTCTACCTCTACCATCAAGATCTTGACCAGTTGCAGATTCTCCTCCCTTCGCTTCCTTTGAAAGGTTATCTGAAAGAGATCCAGAATAAACATTCTGCTCTTTCACATTTCCATACGGAACATCCCCTTCTGGTAAAAGTGAAACTACAGATTCATCATAATTCCAAACAAAAATAACTTTCAAAGAATCGTGTGCATATTCTTTGAGAAGATCTACTTTTTTTGCATTGGTTCTTTGCTTAGATACTAGATCTAAAACTTCAAATAAAAATGGATTTGGTGGAAGTTTTTCAACTACAGTTGGTGTTGTTGTAGTGGTTTTACTCTTCCTCGTCTTCGTTGTCGTCATAATCGTTTTCAAACCTCACGGCTAAAATTTCATCGGGTATTACATTCCCATTTGAGTCGAACATCTCAGGGTGTGTATAAATTGGGGATGTCTGATAGAAATGCTCTTTGGCTAACCATCCTACCACACCTCCTACAAAAAAGAACATAATCGAAACTAAAGTTCCTATGGTTAGAGTTACTGCTAACATTTTATTTCTCCTGAGAGTTTTGTTTTCGGATGTCTAAACTAATTTCAAAATAAAAATGAAACTCTCTTTTGAAGAGAGACATCATTTTCCCAAAACATACTTTGAACATTTTGGATTTTAATGATTCTCTCCTCCTATTGCGTAACAGTAATTCAATTCCTCGATTTATTCGGGGATCTTTATTATTTAGATTGCTTCTTTCGTCGTCCTGGTCTCCTATCATGATTATACTTCCAAGCATCTTCTATAATGCTATACAAATAGTTTCTAATTTTTCGTGCTTCTGGTTTTGAAATGTGCCCATATGCCTCACGAAGTTGCTTATGCTGGTTATCAGATCCTCCTTCTAGATATTCATCTAGATCATTTACAATGCTATTAATGTTTGATGCGGTTTTACTTTCAATAAACTCTTTGACTTGATCCTTTTTAGCTTCTTTTACTTTTAGATAGTCATAAAAATTAATCATGAATTTTCCTTCAAAGGCATAATCAATTGCCATTTCAACATCAAAATAAACTTCGCCAAATGTTCTGTCCATCAGACCAAATTTTGTTCTTTTAGATATTGTACAGTATCAGTACATCCACCAATATGCTTATCATCAACTATTACTTGAGGAAACGTGGAACCTTCACCAAATTCTGCATAGAATTCTTCACGATTAAAGTCAACATTTAATTTGTAGACTACGTGCTGAAGTTCTGCTAATTTTAGCACCTGTTCGATTTTACTGCAATATGGGCAGCCATCTTTAGAATAAACTGTAAATTTCATGTGACTCTGACTGTTAAGACTATTGTATACAAAAAAAGAGGGAGAGTCAAGGACCCTCCCAAAATTATGTATATTAGTATTATGCTTGAGACTCAGACCAAGTAATTCTACCAGAGACCGAGAATGGTGATGATAGAGTAATCTGAGTTGGGTTCAGTGGAACAACCGCAAGAGTAAGAACGTCTGGACCATCAGGGAAAGCACTATCTCCACCAAGAATAGCATTACCAAGAGAAAGAACAGAACTGATGTCCTGAGAGAAGGTGTTAGAAGATCTTCTACCACCAGAGGTTACTTCGTTACCGCCAGAAGCACGGAAAGAGAACACTTTAACTCCGCTATCAGTGGTATCATTATTCTGGTGAGCAACTAGTTGACTCAAACTAGGTGCTCCTTGATTCTGCCAGTTTACGTTGTCTAATTGGGCATTAAGGATGAGACGAATCTCAACGTCATGTGTTGTTAGAAGTCCAACACTTTGCAGACTCAATTGCATTCTATTAATAATTTCCTTAGCGCCTACTGCTCCAGTAAGTCCACCATCAACAGAAGGAGAAAGTCTGATTGAAATCAACGGAATCAGAGATGGTGGTGGAGTATTTTCACCCAAAGTATGAGCAACACCACAAGTAGTACCTGCACCAATAAATCCTACACTTCCTAAAGATGGGTATGCTGGGTATTGAGAAGATACTGGAGAGTCAACAAAGAAGAAGTCAACATCTGCAGAATTACTTGAACCAATTCTTGAAACCCTATAAAGAAGTGCTGCTGGGTTTGTATTAACTCCAACTCTTGCTAAAATTTTGGAAGATTCTATTGGAGTACCGAAAGATAAAGTATCTACAGTTTCCCATTCACCATCATTACTTCTGAATCTATGAATGAGTCTTTCACCATAACCAGATATAGTTGTTGGGGTAACAGTAAATCTAAATGCAGATCTAATTTGATGCGCTACACCAGTTCCAACTGATGAAATATTAACTCTACCTGTAACTCCACCTACAAGAGCATTTGCTTCAGTATTATAAAAATAGAATGAATTATTATCACGTTTTCCAACGTAATAGAAAGATTCATTAGTCAAACCTCCAATTACAGTTCCTCCTCCATGACTATATTGAATCAACTGACCAGAAGAGTATCCATGATTGTTTATAACAACATAATCAGATGCAGCAACTACTACTCCAGCGTTAGATCCATCAAATGTCCTAATTGTTGATGTTGAAATTCCAGTTGATTCAGATCCACTTGCATTCACATAACGATAAAAAGTAGATGTTCCAGATCCAGCTACAACCCCAAATCCATCAACAATTTCGGTAGATCCAGAGAAAGTCAAGAGACTGGATGATGCAGTAAATAGATATGCCTGGTCACTTTGGAACTGACCATCCATAGCAACTGTCGATCCCCAGTGAGCTAGACTTGGTGCAAATGATGGGACACCTTCATTTTCAATTTCATATCTTGCAGGAAGATTACCAGACCTAAAGTATGCTTCGTTTAATTTATTATTATGAATAAATTGATGAACATAAATTACTTCGCCATTTGAACCTTTGAATCCAAATCTTGCTTTACCAGCACCATACCAAGAATAATCAATATAAACCATTTGAATTCTGGTAACATCAAGATCATATCCAAACTTACCAGTTCCATCGCAAGGATCTATGCTAAAGTTTGCCTGACTTACTTTATCATCTACAGTTTTGGAAATAATTGCTCCAGATAAGTCAGCACCTCTATATGCAGGTTGAATATAAAGTGTTGTATTAGCGCCAATAGATACAACCTTATAAGATTGTCCGCGAATTACAATTTTATCACCCTCGATTAATTGATCAAGGAATCTTGTATTAGTTCCAGAAACAACATTTTCTCTTAAGTTAACTGATATTCTCCCAGAAAGTTGTTGAATACTATTTCTTCTAACAGCCTTTAAAGTAGTACCGTCATACTCCCAGAATAATCCATTTTGATCATCAAACATTCCAGCCTTTAATTTTGATCCTCCCCAATTTCTTACAATTAGTTGAGGAAATCCTTTAGCGGAAACTGTTGTTGTTGGAGTCCCATTCATTGTATATGTAAATGTTGTTGGAGATGGAACAGAAGTAATAGCAAAAGTTCCGTTATAATAATTGGTTTCTCCATTAGCAACTTCAGCATCTCTAATTAGAGCACTGGGCAATGATGATGTACTAATACCATGAGGATAGCGAGTCGTAACTGTAGCAGTGGTTCCAGAGGAAACAATTGTTTCAACATCAACTGGAGGATTGAAATTAATTGCAAATTGTGCATTAATTCCTTTACCAGATTGATATCTAAAGTAACGTCTCGTTTGACGAATAATTCTAGTATCAGCTACTTTTCCTGGATTAATTTCAACTCCACCATCAAATGGTCTGTGTAAACTATATGCTTCAGATTTAACGTATAAACCACTTCTTATCAAATAAGTGAGTCCGACACCAGTTAATGGTGAACTATCTACAACAGACAATTGTTGATTGCTACCAACAGAAGCAACAGTAGTTTCAAAAACAGAACTAATTCCAAGGTTTACTACGAATGGATCCCCTGGTTTGAATTGATTTAAAAATGCTGTATCTTCTCCAACAACTCTCAGAGATCCTTCGGTAATAGAAACTGATCCAATACCAGAGCTTTCACCAACTAGACTATATGAAGTGAAGGTATGTTCTGTTCCCGTTCCAACAGAAGTTAAATTTGTAGAAATTCCACTTAAAGCATTTGTTAAATCAGTTGCCAGTTTAATTCTATCTTTACTAATTCTAATCGCATAATATGTTCCAAGACCAGTCAATCCACCAATCGCAGTTCCCCCTCCAGTTTCATAAATGATTGGTGTTCCAGTAATGTATCTGTGTTCATTTAAATCTACTGTGTCTTCAGTAAGACCCACAGCAACAGATGGATCAAAAGTAATAATTGTTGGAGAAATTTGAGCTACATTTTTAAGAGTAAAGGATGTACTATCAACAATACTATCTACTTCATATGCTCCATCTGTAGCACCAGTTGTACTTAAAGTGAGAGTATGAATACCAGCACCAACTGAAGTTAAATCAACTGCAGATCCTCCCAAAGATGTTGCTAATTTAATTCTATTAGTGCTATCTTCAGAAGAAGGAAGTACAAAGTATGAAAGTCCATCAGACAATCCACCAATACTTGTTCCAGATCCAACTTCATATGTAACAAGTTCACCAGAAGTTAATCCGTGACCAGGAATATAAAATGTGTTAGCAGTTGTATTATTAGGATGTTGGGTAAATTTATGATCTGTTGCGATTCCGATTCCAGTATATGCAGTAATGTTTATTCTGGATCCATTTGATGTAGACTTCAATCCAAAGGTGTTGCTGTTTACTGGATCAATAAAGTAATTCGTACCACTTGTTAATCCAGATATAGCACTTCCAACTCCGACTTTATCATATCTTAATGTTGTAGCAATACCGACTACTGGATCATTTTCAAAGAATCCATGATTATTAATACTAATTGTATTCGCTGTAGGATTAGTTTTTACAGGAATAAGAACTGCACCAGTTCCAGATGTGGGGAAAACATTACTGGTAAAGTTAACTAAAGTTCCTCCACCATCGGCCGAAGTTCTTAACTGTGCAGTATTAACTCCCACAGATGTAACTGTTCCAAAATAATAGAATGATGTGGTTATACTTCCACCATCCCAAAATCTTTCCTTGATTGATGTTGAAAAGCCAACTCCATGACCACCAGTAGCAGTTGCACCAATTGCAACTCCAGTATTAAATAACATCAATGGAACATCTCTAGCGATACCAGTAGTATCGTCTGGATCCCAAACTTCACTTAAAGTTACTAAGTCTGTTGTAGAGTTAATTCCAGTGATACCAAATCCACGTACAACATAAAAGATACCATTACCAGAAGATGTAGTAATTCCAGTAGCAGCTCCACCTACAGTCACTGCTAATTGAAATGTAGTTCCTCCAGCACCAACAACAAAATATCTTCTTCGGTCTGTTAGTCCAGTTGGAAGTGTTGAATCTGGACCATTAATTACAACAACACACTGACCATCGGAGAAGATTGTAGTTGTTCCTAGTCCAACTGTAATTGTATTGGTCTGTACTTGTCCATTGGCTCCAGCACGGACAAGCAATGAAGTCATAAATCCAACGTAATCCCAAGGATCTACTCTAACAATATTTCCACTTGATACTCCATCATTATATACTTCATAAGGATTAAAAGTTTGAGTAATTACATCAAAATTTTCAATGTCTACTGCAGAAGAATCAAAAGAAATATTTTCTGTTCCTACAGTGTTAACTAAATAAAACTCAGATCCAACCTTAAATCCAGATGGATATTCAGTTGTAATTTTAATTTCCGATGGATCTTGTGCATTAGAAACAATATTTGCATAATTTAATTGTGATCCAGCATAAAATCTTCCTGGAATAATGGTTGTATATGGTGTTAATAATGATCCACTTGTTACTGAGATATTTTTTGCAGTAATTGTAATCGTATCTGCGTCAGGAACTGAAGCAATTAAATAACTTCCATCAAGATTTGATTGAGACAATCCACGAATATCAATCGGAGTTCCTACTGTTAGTCCGTGAGCGGGTGCGTTAATTGCTAGTGAAGTGCTTCCATTAGTTCCAGTAACAGTAGAAACTTCAATAGAAGAATCTCCACTCTTAGAATAAAATCCTGGAACATTATTAACTAACTCCAAAGTTTCCCATTTTGTTGGTTGTAGACCATATTCAAAGTCAGTATCAATTAGAGTTTCTGATTGAGATACACGAAACTTAGATACTGGGTCCGTAAAAGTTGCTGATGGCTCAAACTCTACAACATCATCTTCAATGAAAATCTGAAGTTCATCTCCAGAACTCATCGATGCACAGTTATATTCTAAAACAACCGTTGTTAAATCTGTAGTATCACTATAGGTAACAGAAGATGCACCTAGACCAGAATCGGCAAAATTATAAATTATATTACCACTTGTAACATTAGTAATTAATAAAAGCCTTCTTTGAGCGACTCTACCATAAATTTGTACAGTATCGTTGCTTGGGTCAAAGATATATCTAAACTTGAGTTTTTTTGCCATCAGAAATAATCTCTAGTCTACAAGATTTTAGTTAATAGTATTTATTAAGTTAGGATCCAAGAGCTACTGAAAGTGCAATAACATCAGATGCTTTTGCTAGTTTTGTTCCCCCAACCGTTGAACCATCGTGGGTAACAAGTGTTTTTGCATCAGTATTGTAAGTTACTTCTCCCTCGGCTCCAGTAAACACAGAATGCTGAACATCTGTTCCTCTTCTAAGTTGAACCTGTTTAGCCATGATACTCTAGGAATATTATGAATTATTTATCTTATGTAAAGATACCGACACTTGTTGCAGACGGTAACTCTCTAACACTATACCAACTACCCCTCAATGGAGTTAGTGTTCCCGCACTACAAGTTACTCGTAAGGCTAATCCAGTTGAGGTAGCATTTTCCAATAAAACTCTAATGTTCGCATAGTTATTGGATCCAGAAATAATCGTTGGAGTAACTGGAAGAGCAACTGATGCTGCAGTTTGTGTGACTACACCTCTCAAAGCAGATGCATCAGCTGTTGTAGTAATACCAGCAAAGTTAGAGTGTTCATAAACTGCGACCATATTAGTTACGGTTTGAGTATTTACAAGAGTATAAGTAACTGTTCCGTTTGTTGTTTTTGTGTAATATAAATGATAGTCAAAAAGATAAATTCCATTAGTAGGTAAAGTCAGTGTACTTCCAGTGTTTCCAAAGTAATTTGTAATGGCGACTCCGATTGGGTTTCGGTTTGCATTCAATCTATAATATTGGGTTGCATCAAGCATACCTCTTCCGTTTGCCGTATTCGCAGTCGCATAAAAGACATCACCATCAAATTCAATAGCTCCAACTTCAGCATTAGTTAGAAGAGGTCCTGCAGCAAACTTTAGTGGAGAAGTATTTGCAGTAGCACTTCCTGGAGGTATCTGAAGTCTTGCTGTTGGATTTGTGGTTCCTATACCGACAGAACCAGAAAAATAAGCACCACCAGATACTTGAAGTGATTGTGATGCTGTTCCTGTTGCTGATGCAGTGTTTATAAGAAAATTACCAGAACCATCAATAACTGATCTTATTGCTGAATTACTAACATCAATAAAACGAAGACTTGGTGTTGAAGTACTACCAAAAACATCAATATACCAAGCAGTTGTATTATCAGTTGCTCTACCAAAACTTACCTGACCACCTTCTTCATTAGTATCAACTCTACCTGCCTTGATTTCTCCACCAACAACATCAAGTTTAATTCCTGGTGCTGGATTTGTGGTTCCTATACCGACAGAATCAGAAACATAAGCACCACCAGTAACTTGAAGAGGTTGATCTACTGTTCCTGTTGATGTTCCACCACCAATAATGGTTACAGATTGTAGTGTAGAAACGCCAGATACATTAATATTTCTTACAACACTTAAATCATCTTGTGTAAATTGAACACTACCTGCAGCAAGTCTGACGCCATTTGGAATTTGTGTAGAACCTATTCCAACACCATAATTAAATAACCAAGCATCCGTGTTCAATCCAGTAGCAGTACCAGACTTGAACCACATAATTTTCTTATATGTGGAGGGATTGGTTTCAGCAGCAACAATATTCAAATCTACAAGTGGAGTTCCTTCAGTACTCGCAATTGCGATTCCACCGTGATTAGCAGTAGTATCTGATGAAGCAAAAGTAGTTCCTATACCAAGAATAATATCAGAATCTTCGATCTGTAATTGTTGCGTATTTAAAGTTACTGTAGTACCACCAACCGTAATACTTCCATATACTTGTAAATTTTGTTGAGCAACTACATTTCCATTAAATGTACTAGTGGTATCGACAACTAAAGAATTTAATGTTGCAATTCCAGTTGTTCTTAAAGTAGTTGCTCCAATACTTGTTACTGTGGTAAATCCAGATACATTTAAAGTAGTTGCTCCAATACCTGTGAATGTAGAAACACCAGAAGCATTTAAATTAATTGCTTGAATATTTTTATTTGAAATAGTCTGAGTTACAGCAACTCCAACAGATTCATGTCCACCTTTGGTGACTCCATCATGAACTCTTAGAGTATTGTTTGTAGTATCAACTGTAACTTCTGCAACTGCACCAGTAAATCCAGCACCAGAAATATGATCTGAAGTTGAACCTCTTCTAAACTGAATTTCCTTAGTCATATTAAATTATATTAAATATTAAATATTTACTGGTAATGTAGCTCCAATTCCAACAGCACTTGGTAATTGTCTGATTCTCCAATAACTTCCCCTCAATGGAATGAAGTTACCATTGGTAGATATAACATGCAAACCTAATCCTTGGGCATTATTGTTATCCACAATAATCTTATATGCAAATTGATGACTTATGTTAGCACTCAGAGAACCAGTAACTAAGTTTGATGAACTTACAGCAAGTCCAACTTGTCCAAAGTAAAGAGGAGCAGCAGCTGCTGCTGAGCTAACACCAGTAATTGGAGAATAAATGACGAAATAATTTAAATGTGTGGGTGTTCCTTGATGAGTTAAGATTTGGAATGTTGTAATTCCAGCAGCTCCTCTACGCAAATATAAATGAGCATCTATCTCATATGTTTTACCTGCTGCAAGTGGAATTATATTTCCAAAGAAATTTGTGCTTGCTGTTCCAGTTACTCCAGTAATTGCACCTCTATCGGCATTTAATCTGAAATAACTTTCAGCTGCAATGTGTCCTCTTCCAAGAGTTGAACTTGCAGTACCATAGAAACCTTCAGAAGCAAATTCAATTGCTCCCGTCTGAGCAATACTTAAAACAGTATCTGAAAGGTTATGTAACTTAAGTGGAGAAGTTGTTGCTGTTCCAGCTTGAATAGCCACAAATGCAGCTGGATTTGTTACACCAAATCCAACGCCATTAGTAGTAACACTAAGTTTTTCTGCTGCTTGATCTAAACCACCAGCAAACAATGCAACTCTTTCGCCTGCTGCTGCAGCTCCAATTGATAAATTACCCGAAACTGTATATAAGTAAGCGTCTAATGATCCATTAATACTCCAAAATTCTGATGTAGTAAATCCACTATTATTGATACCGAGATCAACATATCCTGAAACATCATTTCCAGTATCAGCAGTTACAACAAAGTCTGCAGATGCAGTAGTTCCATTATTGGTATTTCTTAAATTTAATTGAGTATAAGTAGTAGAATTACCAGTGAAATCTCCAACCGCTCCAGCAAATCCAGGTGTATTAGCGGTAGCACCACTTCCAACAACTGATAAAGGATATGGTGGAAGCAATGTTCCAATACCAACAGATCCGATACCAGTTACAACAAAAGGAGTTAAATCTGGGTTTGCAGAATCTTCAACTAAAATTGCGTTTCCTGTTCCCAACTGATTGATTCTTAAAGCAGATCCTGTAGTATCAACTGCAATCGTAGCAATTCCACTTACATTTAAATTGGTTATATTAGAACTAGTTGCTGATAAAACTCCTACTGTAGCAACTCCAACATACCCATTAGTTATTGTAGCAACTCCAAGTGTTGTAATACCAGTTACAACTAAATCATCACCCCTTGCATCTACAAATGTTGTTAATCCAGAAAATCCTTTGTTTGATAAAATCTGAGTTACTCCAACACCAACCAATTCATAACCGCCAACTTTATTATCGTCATGAACAACGACTATTTTTTTATCAGTATCTACTGTGATTTCACCTTCTCTACCAGTAAAACTAGCATGAGCTGCAGAACCACCTCTTCTAATCTGAACACCTTTAGTCATTTATATTAAGCGATTAAGTCTAATATGTTTATTTATACTATTAGATAAACTAAGATCAAATTGATTATTATGGTTTTGACCCCAATATTTCTTCATCCCAAATTGCTTTAAGTTCTGATGTAACTTCATCAACAGTAGTTCCAGAAATTTCTGCTTCTGTGACTATGTTTGTCACATCTCTAAGTGCTTGCTTTTGTGCTGCAATAGTAGAAGTATCTTCACCCATTTCTAATGCACGCACAAAGTCTACATCCAGTTTTTCTAAAAGTGGTTTTCTTACCACTCGCATTTTATCTTTTTGAATTTCTTTTGCTTTGTCTACATTAATTTTAATCATTTTCTATACTCCCTTTCCCAATCTTCATAATTCATTCCATAACCTGTTGGTTCTCCAAGTGCTTCTAAATCAAGTTCCCAAGCATTAAAGAATGTGTGATCATTTGATACTTGTTCTTCATCAACAATCCAAAATGGTTTTCCAGTTGGAACTGCTTTAAATGCAATTTCAGTAATAGTATATGTTTGGAGTGCCTCTGGTGTTGGGTATCCCACTGCTACCCCAGAATTTTCATTTTCGTAAAGGAATAATTCAGACATAAATGAAAGTTTTATCTTAAGAATATTTATTTAAATTAACGATGAACAACACAACATACAATTGCAGAATCTTCAGTTGATCCTGGACCATTCAGTGCATAAGCTGTAAAAGATCCTACTGCAAAATTTGCTGCAGAAAAATAGTTGTCACTACTGGTTGTCGATTGTGATGCTTCTCCAGAAACTGCATAATTAGCATCTTGAATATCAGTGGCAATTGTTACTGTATAAGTTCCAGTTGCAGTTTTACTTACACTTGTAATATTACCAGAACCATTAACTGTTTGAGATCCAACTGCTCCAGTGCCATTAAATCTTACCCAAGCTCTTGCACCATATATTGGAGCACTTCCAGATTGTGCCCCATCAAGATTTGCAGCTGCAACAACTCCACTTGCAAGAGTTGTTGCAAAACTTAGGTTTGCTGTTCCATTAAATGATCCAGAAGTACCAGTTACATCACCAGTTAATGAAATTGTTCTACCTGTAGTCCAAGATGCTGCAGATCCACTAACTGTAGCGCCAAGAACATTAGTTGAAGCATTATAAGTCAGTCCAGTATCAGTTAAAAGAGCTCTATTTCCAGTAGCAGTAGCAGAAAATACAACATAATTGGAAGTTCCAGATCCAGCAGCAAGAGTAACAGTACTAGCAGCAGTAGCAGTTGCAGCACTACCAGAAATACTTGCACCTAAAAGGTTGGTTGAAGCATTATAAGTCAGTCCAGTATCAGTTAAAAGACTACTTGAACCAGTAGCAGTTGTAGAAAATGTAACATAATTAGTAGCTCCAGATCCTGATGCTAAAGTAACGGCACTAGAATTTGTTGCTGTACCGCTGAATGTAGTAGCAGTAATGACTCCAGTGACTCTTGCATCACCAACAACATGAAGTTTTGATGTTAGATTTGTGGTTCCTATGCCAACTCTTTGAGAACTATCAATTCTTAATGCTTCAGTATCATTGGATCCTAAAATTAATGGAGATGCATTTTGTGTCCCAACTAAAAGTCCATTTCCAGAACTCAAAGAAATTTCACCAAATCTTGCTAAAACAGTTCCAAATCTGGATGCAACTCTCCCAGAACCATGAGCTAATTGAGTGACTGTAGCAGTATCAGAGAATAATCTCACTGATGCATTTGCAGCAGTTCCTGTATTTGGATTCTCAACTCTAAATACTGTTCCTTCATTTTGAGAATTGTATAAATGCAATTCTTCTACTGGATTTGTAGTTCCTATACCAAGATTACCAGAAATGTAAGTACTTCCAATTACATCAAGTTTATTATTTGGTAGTGTGCTACCAATACCAACGTTAGTACCATTATCAGTAATAATAGTATTAGTTAATTGTTCATTACTACTATTCCATTTAGTGACTATATTATTTGTTAAAGATCCAGCATTCTTTAACTGAACATTATCAGCATTAACGGTAATACCAGAACCAGCACCGACATTAAGAGTAACATCAGCAGTTAAAGTTCCACCACCACTTAAACCAGATCCAGCGGTTACAGTTCTATTCAAATTTGTTGCTGTTCCAGTTAAACCACCTACAAATGTAGTTGCCGTTACATCGCCAACAACATGAAGTTTAGAAGTTGGATTGGTTGTTCCAATTCCAATTAATCCTAAAGAAGTTGAAGTAATTATAGTTCCACCAACACCAACATTTAAGTTTGATATTGTCGAAACACCACTCACATATTCATTAGTGTAAGAGACGCTATCATTTAAACTAACACTAACAATTCCTGAGTTAATAGTTGCTTTTATATTATCCGCAAAATTTACAGTCGCAGCAGTTCCTATTGGTGAATCATCATCTCTAACTTCTATTCCAGAACCAGTACCAACAATACCAGTCAGTTGAGAACCATCGCCTCTAAAAAATGAAGCGGTTATAACGCCAACGGTATTAATATTTTTATTAGTTAGAGTTTGAGTAGCAGCAACTCCAACAAGCTCATATCCACCTACCTTATTACCGTCATGAACCACGGCAATTTTTTTATCAGTATCTACTACAATTTCACCAGAAAGTCCTGTAAAAGATGAAATCTGAGTGGAATTTCCTCTTCTAAATTGAAAGGCTTTAGCCATCTATATTTTACCTCCGATATCATATTTAGATGATTTGAATAAATGCCGTTCCAGGAACAAATGGATTTCCTTGATCCGTTGCAATTCCAGAGAATATAGCAGTACCAAATCCAATATATGTAGCGGGAGTAAAGGATTCTCTTGCGTTTCCGAAGATTGAGAAAAGAAGATCACTCTCTGGTGGATTTGCACCGAAGGCAATTGAAGAACCACTGAATATACCAATTGATCCAGATCCAGAAATTCTAGCAGAAATTGGAACAAGAGCATCTCCACTAACAGTGATTGTTCCGCTACCAATCTGCTTGAACTCTGTGATGAATGAAACGTTTGCAGATCCAGAGAATGTAAAGAGTCTTGTATCTTCTTCGGGATTCGCAGTGAAGGCTTCAGCAGAACCACCAAAGGAACTAAAGGTTCCAAGACCAACATAAGATCTAGATACTCTTTCGATTTTCTCTCCAGAGATTGTAATAACAAGATCTTGATCTGGTGGATTAGGACCAAACGATTCTGCAGATCCACTAAAGACACTGAAGGTTCCAAAACCAACATAGGATTCTGTATTCTTTTGACCAGCAGATCCAGAGATCGTAATGGTAACATCATTATCTGGTGGGTTCGCACCAAAGACTTCCGCTGCCCCACCAAATGCACTGAAAGATCCAGATCCGATTTCAGTTGCTGGAGTATAACTTTCTCTAAGAGATCCACTGATTTGGATATCAGTAAATCCATTGTAAGTTGCTGGAGTAAAGGATTCTCTAGCAGATCCTGTGATGAGTATAGTTCCAGAACCAATCTGTTTGAATTCTGTAATAAACTCTACATCTGAAGATCCAGAAATACTTAAGGTTCCTACACCATCATAGGCATAAGATCTTCTTTCAATCTTCTCACCAGAGATTGTAATGGTAACATCATTGTCTGGTGGGTTCGCACCGTAGACCTCTGCTGCTCCACCAAATGCACTAAAGGTTCCAAGACCAATATATGTTGTTGGAGTAAAGGATTCTTTACTATCGACTTCAATTTGAATACTACCAGAACCTGAATAATCAAATATTGCTTTGTTTACAGAATTTCCAGTAAATGTAGCAATTCCAGTAGCAACATGAGTGTATACAGAAATTACTCTTGTTTCTGCCTGACCAGATATCGTAATGAGAACATCATTATCTGGAGGATTAATTCCTATTACTTCAGCAGATCCACCAAAAGAACTAAATGCACCGAGACCAACATAAGACTTAATGTTCTTATCAACACCAATACCATCAATATTGATTTGTCCAGATCCAGAGTATATTACCTCACCTGTGAATTCAACTCCAGTCGCTCCACCGACAATAGAAAGTGAAGTAAATCCAACATAAGCATGAGTTTTTCTTTCAATCCTATCTCCAGATATCGTAATGGTAACATCATTATCTGGTGGGTTAGCACCATAAACTTCAGATGCTCCACCGAATGCGCTAAAGGATCCGAAACCAATATATGTTGTTGGAGTAAATGATTCATTAGCAGATCCAGATATTGTAATGGTAACATCTTTATCTGGTGGATTTGAACCAAATACTTCTGCAGATCCAGAGAATGCGCTAAAGGTTCCGAAACCAACATTTGCATGAGTAAGTTTAATATCAAGAGCTGATCCAGAGAAAGAGAATAATCTAGTATCCTCTGGTGGATTAGGTCCGAAGGATTCTGCTGCACCACCAATGAAACTAAATGATCCAGATCCAATATAAAATTCTGGTAAGAATCTGATATCAGATTCTCCAGAGGCATTAATTGTACCAACTCCAGTATAAATTCTACTGAAAGGTGTAGATGCAGATCCACTAATATTGAATAGACCAAATGGACTGGTTGAATCTACAGAAGTTACATTTCCATAATCATCTTCTTCAGTTACAGAATTTTCAATCGAACCATAATCTTCATAAGGAGGTGTAGAAACTAGATCCGCACCATAATCATCAACGGTGAAAGAAGAATCTATAGCGAGTTCGTTGTAACTATAGGTTCTTCTTTCAACTTTCTCGCCAGAGATAGTAATAGTAACATCATCATCTGGTGGATTTGCACCAAATACAACTGCGGATCCACCAAACGCACTAAAGGTTCCAAGTCCAATATATGATGTTGGAGTAAAGGATTCCTTAGCAGATCCAAAGAATTCAGCAGATCCAGATCCTTGATAACTTGTTGGAACGAAAGATTCGGTAACTGTCCCTTCAATTAGAATTGAAGTTAAATTAAGTAGCCCTCCAGCATCTTCATAAGAAGTGTTTGGATCATCTACTGAACCAAAATCTTCACTTCCAGTATCTTCATTTAGATCTATAATTTGATTATCAGATGTACCAACGTAAGATTTGCTTATTCTCTCAATCTTTTCGCCAGAAATCGTAATGATAACATCTTTATCTGGTGGGTTCGCACCAAATACAACTGCAGATCCACCAAATGCGCTAAAGGTTCCAAGGCCAACATAAGAGAAAGTATTTCTTTCAACAAGAGATCCAGAAGCATTAAAGGTTCCTACACCGACATAAGTAGATGGAGTAAAGGATTCATTAGCAAATCCAGAAATTGTAAAGGAACCAAATGGATAGCGATCAGAAGAAATCGCTACTGAACCATAATCTGATTGTTGAGCACCAGTAGAATCTGCAATAGAACCATAATCATCAACTATGGTTACTGATGTACCAATACCACCATAATCTTGTGATGGTTGAGATAGGAAAATTGATTGTTCATTGTAATCATAGGAAACGGATTCAACAGTTCCACCAAAGGAACTAAAGGTTCCTACACCGACATAAGAGAAAGTATTTCTTTCAACAAGAGATCCAGAAGCATTAAAGGTTCCTACACCGACATAAGATTCAGTGTTTCTTTCTACTAATGATCCAGAAACTTCAATAGTTCCAGAACCAATATGTATCTTCTGAGCATTTACAAACGTGTTAGCGGATCCAGAAGCATCAAAGGTTCCTACACCAACATAAGATCTTAGAGTTCTTTCTACCTTTTCACCAGAGATTGTGATAGTAACGTCATCATCTGGAGGATTAGCACCAAATACAACGGAAGAACCACCAAAAGAACTAAAGGTTCCAAGACCAATATAAGATTCAGTGTTCTTCTCTATTGCAGATCCAGAAACTTCAATAGTTCCAGATCCAACCTGAATCTTAGCACCAAAGAACTGCTCATCAGCAGATCCACTAATATTGAATAGACCAAATGGACTGGTTGAATCTACAGAAGTTACGTTTCCATAATCATCTTCTTCAGTGATCGAGTTCGTAATCGAACCATAATCTTCATAAGGAGGTGTAGAAACTAGATCCGCACCATAATCATCAACGGTGAACGTAGAATCTACAGCAAGTTCATTATAACTATAAGTTCTTCTTTCTACCTTTTCACCAGAGATCGTAATGGTAACGTCATTTTCTGGTGGATTCGCACCAAAGACTTCTGCAGATCCACTAAAGGCACTAAAGGTTCCAAGACCAACATAAGAGAATGCATTTCTTTCAACAAGAGATCCAGAAGCATTAAAGGTTCCTACACCAACATAGGATCTTAAAGTTCTTTCTACCTTTTCACCAGAGATCGTAATGGTAACGTCATTTTCTGGTGGATTCGCACCAAATACAATAGAAGAACCACCAAAGGAACTAAAGGTTCCAAGACCAATATAAACAAATGTATTAACAATACCAAGAGATCCAGAAGCGTTGAAAGTTCCTACACCAACATAGGATTCTGTATTTTTCTCTATGAGAGATCCAGAAACTTCAATAGTTCCAGATCCAATATGAATATTTTCAACTTCTCTGGTTGTTATTGCATCTCCAGAAATAACAAATAGACCGAATGGACTTCCTGACTGTGAAGAAGTTACATTTCCATAATCATCTTCTTCAGTTACAGAATTTTCAATCGAACCATAGTCTTCATAAAGAGGTGTGGAAACTAGATCCGCACCGTAATCATCAACACTAAATGTCGAATCTACAGCGAGTTCATTATAACTATAGGTTCTTCTTTCAACTTTCTCGCCAGAAATTGTAATAGTAACATCATTGTCTGGAGGATTTGCACCAAAGACTTCAGCAGAACCAGAGAATGCACTGAAGGTTCCTACGCCAACATAGGATCTTAGAGTTCTTTCTACCTTTTCACCAGAGATTGTGATAGTAACATCTTTATCTGGAGGATTAGCGCCAAATACAATAGAAGAACCACCAA